GCATTCTTACACAATACAATTGGTGTAAATGATGCTGCGATTATTCTTAATGTATCTCCTGGTCATGTAAAGAATTTGTGTGCAGAAGGAAAGATTGTAGCAAAGAAGATCGGTAAGACTTGGGTGATTGATAAATCAAAATTAAAAGGAGTGAGGTAATGAGTGAAGAGAACAAATTTGGTTGCCGTAATTGGTTAAGTCCTGAAGCAAATTTAGCATATGAAGAAAAGGTACCAACTAAAGATGTATTAGAAGTAAAGCGTGAAGTTTTGAAAATGAAACAATCCCCCCCTATAAAAAAATAAAGCAAAGGGAATAGGGGGACCGAGAGGGGAGCTTCGTGTAACACACAGGTCATTTCGCGTGACCCCCTACCCCAATACAAATGAAGTGAGGTGTTATTGATGGCGATAAAGAAAGAATTAACAAAAGAAGAACGAGTTAAGAAGGAAGTAAACAGACTTAAACGGATATATAAAGAGATGCCAAAAGATACCCTCTTGGTTGTGGAGGGGTTAATTGTTGAAGCAGCAGACTTGCGTGTACGATTAGAAGATATTCGAAAAGATCTTGATGAGAATGGGTATGATGAAATGTTCTCGCAATCAGAGAATCAAGATCCATATGAGCGAGAACGTCCACAAGCTCGACGTTATATATCGATGAATAAAAATTATCAATCTATCATGAAACAACTCGGCGATTATGTTCCTAAGATTCCACCAGAACCTAAAAAGAAAGATGATGGATTTGAATCATTCGTGAATAAACGTGATTGAATATCCTTTATCTTATAATCCGATTCTAGAATACTGGTACAAAATAAAAAATAGACAAGAAATAGTATCGGATAAAGTTAGGCGAGTTTATAAGAAACTCGTTACTGATATAGGAAGTACCAAAAGCGAATGGGAATATAACGCTAACCGAGCGAATCATGCTATAGAATTTGTTGAGAATTTTTGCAAACATAGTAAAGGTAAAATGGGTGGAAAACCATTTTTATTAGAGCTATGGCAAAAAGCTATGACGGCCGCTTTATTTGGTTTTGTTCATAAAATAGATGGTATAAGAAAATACCGTGAGTTTATGTTAATTGTTGCCCGAAAAAATGGTAAATCAGCTTGGGGTTCTGCAATCGCTCTTTATTTAATGGTTGCTGATAATGAACCAGGACCCGAAATCGTATCGGCAGCAACTAAAAAGGATCAGGCTAAGATTATTTGGTCTGAAGCAAAGAGAATGGTGAAAAAATCGCCAATCCTTTCTAAAAGAATTCGTACGTTAGTAGCTGAAATGATTTCAGATTTTAACGATGGTTCTTTCAAACCCCTTTCAAGTGATTCAAATACACTTGATGGACTTAACGTGCATTGTTCATTAATAGATGAACTACATGCTATTGAAGACAAGAATCTTTATGACGTTATTGTTGATGGTATGACGGCTCGTGAACAACCAATATCAATTATTACAACGACAGCTGGTACGGTTCGAGAAGGGATTTTTGATATTAAATATGAAGAAGCTGAAAGAATCATTAATAGTTATGATGATCCAGATGTTAGAACAGATGAACGTGTTCTTCCTATTATATATGAATTGGATAAGCGTGAAGAATGGACAGAAGAATCATGTTGGAGGAAAGCAAATCCTGGTTTAGGTACTATTAAAAATTTAGATCAATTAAGAAGCAAGGTTGAAAAAGCGAAAGAAAATCCAATGCTTGTTAAGAATCTACTTACTAAAGATTTTAATATAAGAGAAACTTCAACCGAAGCATGGTTAACTTTTGAACAATTAAATAACGTTGCTAAATTCGATATTAGCGTACTAAAACCTTCGTATGGAATTGGTGGTTGTGATTTATCTTCTACAACCGACCTAACCGCAGCGAAGGTTATTTTTATGGTTCCTGATGACCCGCATATATATGTTAAACAAATGTATTGGCTTCCTGAAGATTTGTTAGAACAACGAAGCAAAGAAGATGATATTCCTTATGATCTATGGCATGAACAAGAATTATTAAGGACCACACCTGGTAATTCTGTTCATTATAAGTATGTTACACAATGGTTTTTAGAAATACGAGATGAGTTAGGCATTTATTTACCTTGGATTGGTTATGACAGGTGGAGTGCTAACTATTGGGTTGAAGAAATGGAAGGTTATTTCGGCAAAGAAGCAATGGTCCCTGTTGCGCAAGGTAAGCAAACACTTTCAAGTCCAATGAAATTATTAGGAGCTGACTTGGAATCAAAGTTAGTGAATTATAACAATAATCCAATTGATAAATGGTGTCTTTCTAATACCGCTATTGATATCGATAAGAACTTAAATATACAACCAAATAAGACAAAGAACCAAAGACGCCGTATCGATGGAACGGCAGCGCTTTTAAACGCTTATGTAATCCTTCAAGAGAAGAGAAATGATTATCTCAACATGATTTAAGAAGGAGGTGAGAAATTGGGATTATTCGATAAGATATTCGGGAAGAAACAAGCTCCTACAACAACTCGTTTTGAAATGATAAACGACAATGGCGGAGGCTTTTTCTCATGGCATGGCGATATTTATCAAAGTGATATTATACGAGCCTGTATTCGCCCTAAAGCAAAAGCTGTTGGAAAACTTATTGCGAAACATATTCGTGATAATGGTAATGAATTTAAAATTAATCCAGAACCATATATAAGATTCATATTGGAAGAGCCTAATCCTTTGATGACAGGACAAATGTTTCAAGAAAAAATGGCTATTCAATTAGAGTTGAATCATAATGCTTTTGCCTATATTAAGCGTGATGATTATGGTTATGCTACCGAGATATATCCTATCCCCTGTACAACAGTGGAAGTAGTTGAAGGAGCATATGGAGATATCTTTTTGAAGTTCTACTTTAAGAATGGTAAACAAATGACTATACCGTATGCAGATGTAATTCATTTGCGTAAGGACTTTAATGATAATGATTTTTTCGGAGAACATCCAGGAAACGCATTGTCACAGTTAATGGAGATTGTTACAACAACTGATCAAGGTATTGTTAAAGCGATTAAAAATAGTGCAGTAGTAAAGTGGATTCTTAAATTTAAATCAGTATTAAAACAAGAAGATATTGATAATCAAGTTAAGAATTTCGTTAATAACTATTTAAATATTGCTAATGATGGTGGAGCAGCTTCTTCTGATCCACGCTATGATTTAGAACAAGTTAAACCGGAAGCGTTTGTTCCAGATTCAAAGCAAATGCAAGAAACCGTACAGCGTATTTATAATTTCTTCAATACAAACGATAAGATTATACAAAGTAAATACAATGAAGACGAGTGGAATGCCTATTATGAATCAGAAATAGAACCATTTGCGATGCAGCTTGCTGGAGAATACACCAGGAAGCTTTTTTCACGTAAAGAAAGAGGGTTCGGAAACAAAATTATCTTTGAATCTTCCTCTCTTCAATACGCTTCTATGAGTACAAAAATGAATCTAGTTCAAATGGTAGATAGAGGTTCATTAACACCAAACGAATGGAGAGCAATTCTTTCGCTTGGTCCGATTGAAGGTGGCGATAAACCTATTAGAAGGTTGGATACAGCACTAGTTAAAGAAGGAAAAATTGCTGATGAAGGAGGTGATAATAATGAACCAGACGGAAAAGAGGGAGCTACTGAGTAGTAACCTAGAAATTAGAGAAGTTGAAGGCGGCATTCGAACAATTGTTGGATATGCAGTCAAATGGGAAATGAAGTCTGTAACTATGGGGTATTGGAGACGATTTAAAGAACAGTTTAAACGTGGTGCTTTTACAGATTCTTTAACGCAAGATGATCAATTAGCATTATGGAGCCATGATTATTCTCGAGTTTTAGGAAGAACTAAGAATGGAACTCTTCGATTGTTTGAAGATGAAATCGGACTTCGCTTCGAATTAGATTTAGCTGATACAACGTTAGGTGATGACACATATAAAACGATTAAACGCGGTGATGTAGACGGCGTTTCTTTTGGTTTCCAAATGGTAAAAGAAGAATGGGATGAATCTGACCCAGATAACATTGTGCGAAGTGTTACAAAGGCGAAATTAGTTGAAATTAGCCCTGTTGCCTTCCCAGCTTATCCAGATTCTCAAGTATCAGCCAGAAGTCATGATCCATATAAACAATTTGTGGATGAACGTAATCAAAAAGACTTACGAAAAAAACTAATTTTAAAAACTTACTTATAAGGGAGAGATATATTTGAAAACATTACAAGAAATTTTAGCTAGAAAAGCAGAAATTCGCACTTTACTACAAGGTGATCAAGAAGTTGATTTAGCAGCATTTGAAACTGAATTACGTGAACTTGACGAAGCGCAAAAACAAATCGAAACTCGTCAACGTTTACTGAAAGAAGCTGAGGTTATTAATAACAACACTGAACCAGAAACGCGTACAGTAGTTGAAACGTTTAACAATGAGCCATCTCAACCAGATGTAGAGTTAGAAGCTTCAGAAAAACGTGGACAAGCATTGATGGAAAACCGTGCTGTTACTGTAGGAAGCGGAAATGTAGTATTACCAAAACATAGCGCTTCAGATATTCGACCTACTTTTAATGAAGTTTCTACACTGATTGATCGCGTATTAACAAAAACACTAAAAGGCGGAGAGAGCTACCAACAACCATACATTAAGAGCTATGGTGAAGGGGATTATTCAACTGAAAGTGGAGATTATACTACGGCTGATACTCAGTTTGGATATGCTGACATTACAAAAGCTAAAATCACTGCTTATTCTGAAGACACTGAAGAACTTCAAAAGTTACCAGCAGCCGATTATGATTCTGAAGTAATGAAAGGTATCACTGTTGCAACACGTAAAAAAATCACTCGTGAAATTCTAATTGGAACAGGTGCAACGAATCGCTTAGTAGGTATTTTCTCAGATGCAGCAAAAGCGATTGACCCAGCAACAGACTTAGCAATCTCAAAAATTGATGCTTCTACTTTAGATGAAATCATCTATAGCTACGGTGGCGATGAAGATGTAGAAGATGCAGCTGTATTAATCTTAAATAAAAAAGATTTAAAAGCATTCGCTAAACTTCGTACTGATGACGGTAAAAAGGTATATAACGTTGTATCAAATGGAAACTCTGGAACAATTGATGGTGTACCATTTATTATCAATAGCGCTTGTAAAGCGGTATCTGATGCAGCAACTACAGATGGTCAATTCAATATGGCTTACGGTCCATTATCAAACTACCAACTTACTATCTTCTCCGATATGGATGTGCAAAGATCAACTGACTTCAAATTTAAGCAAGGTATGATTGCTCATAGAGGTTCAGTTTTTGCTGGTGGTAACGTAATCTCTAAAAATGGATTCTTACGCGTTAAGAAAGCGGCTACTGTTTAATAGCCGCTTTTTCATTTGAAATAAGGAGGTATTTTTATGTCTGAAAAGAAAATGCGAGAATTTAAAGTAATTACAGCGTTCCGTGATAAGTTCTCCTATGTACATTACAGTGTCGGAGAATCATATAAAACAGATGACCAGGAAAGAATAGAATTCTTACAAAAAGAAGGATTCTTAGAAACTGAACCAATTGGTGATTATAAACCTATTGTTCCTGAAATTGTCCATGTTGGTGGAGGGTATTACGAACTTCCTAATGGTGAAAAGGTTAAAGGAAAAGAAGCAGCACTTAAAGCGTTAGAAGAACTTGAACCAGTTGGTGAATAATCATGATGCTTGAAGTAGTAAAGAAGGCATTGCGTGTCTCACATAATGCTCTTGATGACGAAATTGATGATTTAATTGAAGCGGCCCGAACTGACTTGAAGTTATCGGGCGTTTCTGGTTTTAAATCAAATGATGATACAGATCCGTTAATTAAACGAGCAATAATTATGTATGCAAAAGCTAATTTCATTGCTGATGCTAAGGAAGCAGAGCGATTCCAATTATCGTATAACATGCTTAAGAATCATCTTACTTTAGCGGGTGATTATAAATGAACGATATTCTACATTTCCCAATTGTTACAGTCATTGAAGATGAATTAGGGCAAAAAGAGGAAGTAAGGACGTTTAATAGACAAGTATTTTGTAAAAAGAAATCTGTCCCTCAATCAGAATTCTTCCAAGCTGGTCAAAGTGACATTAAAGCGAGTTGTGTTTTAATCGTCCACGTTTTGGATTATCAAGATGAACGTGAAGTGAAGTACCGCGAAAAAGAATATAACATATACCGCACATACGAACGCGAAGATGAAAAAATCGAATTGTATTGTGAGGTGGTATCTGGTGGCTAGTATTGATAGTCTAGCAAATGATATTGCTAGAGAACTACAAAGGTATGGAAAAGAAGTAGAGGAAAAGTTAGAAGTTGAAAAAGAAGTAGTTGCAAATAATCTAGTGAGTGACCTGGAAGAAAACAGCCCTAAAAATACAGGTAAGTATGCGAAGGGATGGCGTAAGAAGAAGCAAGGTAATGGTTTTATTGTCCATAACGCATTAAAACCTCAGCTTACACACTTATTAGAGAAAGGGCATGCACAGGTAAATGGTGGGCGTGTTCCGGCTAAAGTTCATATCGCTCCATCTGAAGAAAGAGCAGAAAACGAACTGTTAGAGCGAGTTGAAAGGGCGATTCAGCAATGACATTAGGTGAATTAAAGAAGATTCTAGATGCTACAGGATATCCTGTGGCTTATTCGCATTTCACAGCTACAATAGGTAATCCCGTACCTAAACCGCCTTTTATTTGTTATCTTGTGACAGGTTCTCCAAATATGATTGCTGATAGTAAAGTGCATTTAAAAATAAACGATGTAAACATCGAGCTTTATACAGCAAAAAAGGACTTGGTTGCAGAAGCCAAACTTGAACAAGTATTAGATGACAATGAGATCCCTTATGAGTCATCTGAGATTTATATAGATTCCGAGAAAATATTTCAAAAAATATACGAAACGAGGTTGATATGAATGGAGAATAAAGTTAATTTCGGTCTAAAGAATGTACATTATGGCGTTATTACAGAAGATGAAACAGGGAAAATCACATATGCTAAGCCAGTGAGATTACCTGGTGCGGTAGAAATGAAGTTAGAGCCAAAAGGTGAGCAATCAGATTTCTACGCTGATGACATGAACTATTATACAGAATCAAGTAATCAGGGATATGAAGGAACTTTAAATCTAGCTAAACTTACAGAAGCTTTTCGTACTGACGTATTAGGTGAAGTTTTAGATGAAATTGATAAGGTAATTTCAGAAGTTTCAAATGCCAAGACGAAAAGAATTGCTTTAATGTTTGAATTTGATGGAGATGTAAAAGCGACACGTCATGTACTGTATAACGTATCCGTATCCCGTCCGGGCTTTGGTTCTTCTACAAAAAGTGATAAAACGGAGCCAACTACAACAGAATTGAAATTCGTTGCATCACAGCATCCAGGAACATTAAAAGTGAAGGATTCAACAACTGTTGCTACACCAGCTGGCATTTATGATGCTTGGTATACAAAAGTATATGAGAAAGTTGTGGGGGCGTAACTAGATGGAAAAAACAATTGAAATTGATGATAAGGCAGTGCTTTTAAAAAGTACTGCTGGTACGGCTATTCGTTATAAATCTCAATTTAGACGCGATATGTTTGCTGATATCCTTAGTTTAGGGGTACTTTCTTCATATATATCAACTGATGGCGACCAAAATAAGATTGATCTTTCACAGGTTGATTTAAGTAAATTAGATTTTGAAGTTATTTATAACTTAGTATGGGCGTTTGCTAAAACAGCAAATAAAGAAGTTCCAGATCCATTGACTTGGCTAGATACATTCGGAGAGTTTCCGATTGCTGAAATCATTACTGAAATTCAGGACTTAATTAAAAGTACGGTTCAGTCAAAAAAAAAATAACAGAAGATGAACAAGGGCAAGGACGTAACGATGGAAAAGGTGGATTTTCCGTTGATACATTCCTTGCTCTTTGTTATTCATGCAAATTATCAAAAGAAGATTTAGAAGATATGACAATAGGTGATTGCTTGGATTATATCGATGAATATGTAGAATTACGAAATCCGAAGAAAGAGCAAGAAAATACAAGAAAAGCTACACAAGATGACTTTAACAATTTCTAAGCAAGTGAGGTGATAACATGGCAGGAAGAATTAAAGGAATAACGATAGAAATTGGTGGAGAAACCACCGGTCTTCAAAATGCGTTAAAGGATGTTAATAAAAAAAGTAGCGATCTATCTAAAGAACTAAAAGATATTGAACGACTATTGAAATTTAACCCTGGCAATGTAGAAGCTTTAGCCCAAAAACAACAATTGCTTACTCAACAAATTGAGAATACAACGAAAAAATTAGATAGCTTAAAAGCGGCTCAACAGCAAGTGCAAGCACAGTTTGAAAGTGGCGCAATTAATGAAGAACAATATCGAGCATTTAGGCGTGAAATTGAATTTACAGAAGGGCAACTTAATGGATTCAAAAACAGTCTTGCAGGATTAAAAGCTGAGCAAGAAAAAGCAGCAAGTTCAACAAGACAATTAGAGACTTTATTTAGCGCCACAGGAAAAAGTGTTGATGATTTTGCGGATGCATTAGGGAATCGTCTTGTGAATGCAATTAAAAACGGTACGGCATCAAGTAGGCAGCTAGATCAAGCTATTGAGATAATCGGAAGAGAAGCACTAGGAGCCGAAGCGGATATTGGAAAGTTGCAGCAGGCGCTTCGTTCTATCGATAATGGTAATTCCATTCAAAACATTAGAAATGATTTGAATCAGCTCTCTCAAGAAGCGGATGAAGCGGGCGAAAGTGTTAAAGGGTTAGGTGTTGAGTTAGAAAACGTAGTAGCTGGGATAGGCGCTGGTCTAGGACTTAAAGAAGTGATCGAACAGGCTCTAAATATGGATGAATTAAAAACTAAAATCGATATTACATTTGATGTTCCAGAATCATCAAAAAGAACTGTGGAAGACGCGGTCAGAACTGTTACAGCTTATGGCAGTGATGCAGAAGAGGCTTTAGAAGGTGTACGTCTGCAATGGGCCTTAAATAAAGAAGCATCTGATGAATCTAATGCGGCGGTTGTAAAGGGAGCAGCTGTGGTTGCTAATTCATATGCAGGTATTGACTTTACAGAATTGATACAAGAAACAAATGAAGTTGGTAGTGAATTAGAAATTTCAAATGAAGAAGCACTAGGATTAGTTAATTCGCTTTTAAAGATAGGATTCCCGCCAGGACAACTTGATATTATCGCTGAATATGGCGCGCAATTAAGACGGGTTGGTTATACAGCGCAAGAAGTACAAAGTATTATGGCAAGTGCAGCTAAGGAAAAATCATGGAATGTCGATAATTTATTAGACGGATTAAAAGAGGGACGTATTCGTTCTGTTGAAATGGCACGTGGATTAAGTAATTCGATGAAGGATGCTGTCCGTGATGCTGTAGGCGATACAGAAAAAATGTCTGATGCACAGATATCAGCGATGCAAAAAGGATTTGCAAAACAAGAATCTGCACTTGCAAACTCGTTTAGTAATCAAGAGAAAGCACTTTCTAAAAGTCATAGCCAAAGGCAGAACGCATTAGCTAAAAGTCTAGATGCTGAATACAATGCAGTTTCTAAAAGTTATGAAAATCAACAAAAGAATTTAGAGAAGAAACTTAGTGCTGAATATGATGCGGCATCAAAAAATTATGATAGACAACAAAAAGCACTTGAGAAATCACTCGAAGCGGAAGTTAAAGCATTTGAAAAGTCTTCTGAACAGAAATTAAAGCTCATCGATAAAGAATATATGGAACGTATGAAATTAATTGATGAGGAAAAATATAATCGTCTCAAATCAGTAGATGATCAAATTAATTCTTTGGATGCGAAAACAGCAGCGGAAGATAAATATTTTAAAGATCGTGAGAATGCTGAAAAACGTGCTGATCTAAAAGTTAAAATAAGCAAAGCGAAAAACGAAGAAGAACGACAAGCGGCAATCAAAGCATTACAAGAACTTGAAGAAAAAATGCGTTTGGATAAGATACGTGAAGAGCGTAAAAGTCAAATTGATAGATTAAAAGAGGAAAAAGACGGCATAAAAGAAGCGTCTGATGCGAAAAAAGAGGCGCTGAAATCAGAGATAGATAGCCGTAAAGAACAAGTTAAAGAGCAAATAAACAATGAGAAGGAAGCCTTAAAAGAACGACAGCAAGAACAAAAAGAAGCTTTTCAGCAAAGTAAGCAAGAAAACTTAAAGGCTATTAGCGAATCAAATAAAGCGCAACTCGATTCATTAAGAGAAGTAAATCAAGCGAACTTATCGTCCTTAAAAGAAAGTCAGAATAACCGCAAACAAGCGTTGAGCGAACGTTTAAGTGATGAAATGGACGCTGTTCGTGAATCGCATAGAGCTGAATTAGAGTCTTTCAAAGAAATGAATGCACAGAAATTAGAACTTGCAAAAAATCCGCCAGATAGCGCAGCAGTACAAGAAATATTTGCACAATTAGAAGGATGGGGTAAAGCGATAGCTAAAGGCGGAGAAGAAGGTAAACAAGCATTTGTGGATATGGTTAAATGGCTAGATCAAATCCAGGATGCAGATTTGAAGGAAGCAATTGGTGTAGAACTTTTCGGTAGATGATAAATTGTGCCGAATTAAAATTGCGGTATGAAGCAAGAAGGGTGAGATATGGATTTATTTGAACCGAAATATTTATACTTGAACCGAAATGCTGATATAATTATATAAAATAATAATAGTTAAGCGGTGATAGTATGAATAAGTTGTGTAAAAAATGTAATGAATCAAAACCTCTAAGTATGTTTGTTAAAAACAAGAATTGTAAGGATGGGCATGAAGGAGTTTGTAAGTCTTGTAAAAACCAGCAAAGAAAACTTAGATATGATGAAATATACAAAGACGTACAGACATCTCGTAATAAAAATAAAACGTGCAATATATGTGGAGAAACAAAGAAAGCAAACCATTTTGTGATTGATCCTAAGTGTGTTGATGGTAGACAAAATATCTGTAAATCTTGTAGCAATGCCAGAATTAGAGAGAGAAATAAACAACATACAAACAATAAAACTCTAATTTATTGGAACAGACGAGCAAACAGTCTTAACAAAAACACAGGAAACAGACACATTGTAAGTGGTCAAGAACTTTTAGAACAATATGAAAAGCAAAATACTTTGTGTTACTACTGTAAAGTAAATATAAAAGATGACAACCACATTGAGCACAAATCCCCAATAAGTAGGGGTGGAAAAAATAAAATGGAGAATATAGTTTTCTCTTGTCCAGATTGCAATAGGCTAAAACATACAAGGACGGATAGTGAATTTAGATTATTTATTACAGAATACATGACTAGGTTTAATAAATTCTCCTGACTTGAACCGAAGGCTATACGAAGTATAGTCAGGGGCAGAGCATAGAGGGTGAAAAGATATAATCCCTCCACGAGACCGCGACACTTTATAAGTGAAAACGTATGCCGAACTTGCATTAATAGGAAGTGCAAGAAGTAGAGGATAAAAAGCCTTTACGATAACAAAAATGACAATGTGGGAAGACCAAGGTCAAAAAATCATAAATACGATTTTACAAACCGAACAAAAACAATCTGATTTAAAACAAGGCATAGATGATTTACAACAATCTGTAAACAAAACGGATGCTTCAGGGTTTGTAAAACTGAAAGAAGCAATGAATGAGTTAAAAAAGGCTCTTGAACCAGTGTTACTTACAGTAGCCGACATTGTTTCTAAATTAGCTGAATTCATTCAAGCTCATCCAGTATTAGCAGCCGCAATTGCAGGGATAGTTACTGCATTAGGGATAGTTCTTGGTTTATGCGCTGCATTAGCTCCATTAATTATATTAATCACCGCAACAACTATAACTTGGGCTGGAGTTATGGCTGTTCTAACAAGCCCAATTACTATAGTAATTGCCGCAATAGCAGCATTGATCGCTATATGGGTATTATTCGGCGATAAAATCATGGCCATATACAACGAATATTTCAAGCCGACGATAGATCAAATAGTATCTATAATCACTGAAACACTGCAACCAGTGTTTGATAAAGGCTTCACAATCATAAAAGATATTGTCAAAGACGCATTTGATATTATCAAACGAGTTTGGGAAGAAATACTCTCGCCTGTTTTTTCAAAAATTTCATCATTCATAGAAAATGTACTGTTACCAGCTTTTAAATTTGTATTTAGTGCTATTGGTAGTGTTGTATCAGATGCATTTGATGGAATCAAAGTTGTGTGGGATACGGTCTTAAAGCCGATTTTAAACGGAATTATCGATTTCATTTCTGGTGCTTTCTCAGGAGATTGGGACAAAGCATGGAAAGGAATTGTGAAAATATTTGATGGAGTATTCAACGGAATAGAATTAGCAGCAAAAGCGCCAATAAATGCTGTGATTTCAATGATTAATGCATTGATTGAGGGTATTAACAGTATAGATATGCCTGATTGGGTTCCGTTTGTTGGTGGAGGGAAAACTCATATACCGACAATCCCAATGCTAGCAACAGGTGGACATGTTCTCGGGGATGGATCGTTTATCGCAGGTGAAGCTGGGCCGGAGTTATTTACTAAGAGAGGTAATCGTGTATCTGTAACGCCTTTATCATCAAATGAAAAATCACTTGGTATTACTGGCACTATGAGCCGATTAATTGGCGATATGAGTTATTCGATGGCTAATTCTATGAAAGAGTTATCTGGATTAAAAAGTGTCATGAGTAATGTATATGGCAGCTTGGCCAATAGCTCAGAAGCAATGAGTCGAAACGCTAGCCAAAGAAATGGGGATGGAAATTCCTCTTCAAATGCAAATAAATCGGATTCCTATAACTTTGCTGATATGTTTAGAGGTTCTACTTTTGTAATTAGAGAAGAAGCCGATGTACAAAAATTAGCAGTCGAATTAGGAAAACATATTAAAACATCAGGAAGAAGGGTGGGGCAGTTATGAGTTTGACAATAGACGGTAAATCGTTAAATCAATTAGGATTAGCGCTTTTACCAGGATTCCAACATCCTGCAGCTCCACCAATTCGCGACTATACTGTTTCTATTCCTGGTCGCCCTGGTGCTTATTACTTCGGTTCAGATATAGACCCTTTAGAATTTAATTTACCATTAATCATTAAACCTCAAGAAGATAGAGTTGCATTAGCAACAGCCATCAGAAAAATGGTATCTGTTTTTATAGACTCTTATGGTAAACCAAAAGTAGTGAAATTAATTTATGATTACGAGCCTGATAAATATTATCTAGCACGATACAGTGGTTCCCTTTCAATCGATCGTTATTTTAGAATGGGTAAGTTCGAATTGCCCTTAATTGCATATGACCCGCATGCTTACTCGGTTGCAGCAAGTACTGAGGATATTTATTGGGGAGACGATATCCCATTCATGTCGGATATTCCATTTGGAATTGGTGATAGTTCGTACACTGTAACCACTCCACAGACTTTAAATATAGATAATTTTGGAACAATGACTTTAAGGCCAATCATCGAAATATCAGGAACTGCAACATCATTAACTCTCACTATACAAGGTGAGAGTTTTTCTTTAGGGACATTTTCGAATTCTTCGATTTTAATCGATGCAGAACGATATGCAGCAATTAAAAATAGCCAAAATTTCTTATTCCAATTGAAAGGTAACCTAGAAAAATTAGAATTCAGACCGGGCGCTAATGCAATACAAATAGGCGGTTCTAACCTAAATATCGACATTGCATTCAAATACCGCGCTAAATATATATAAGGTGGTGACGTAAATGGCTGATGCGCCTAAATTATTACCAACGGATTCCTTGAGGAAAGGTTATCCGAAAATTAACCAAGCAATTGATAATGCGAATGAAGCGGTAAATACAGCGAATGGATTTGCAACTAAAATTCAAGAAGCACCTACAAGTGCAAAAAGAACAAAATTGGGTGAGTTCGCATTATCTATACCAAAATCATTAACGAATTATAAAATAAACATCGATTTCGCAACTATGACAATTACAATACCGCCGCAGTATCTTTTGTACCGAGGATTACGTATTGATGGTGGAAATGCTAAAACTATTACGTATGATTTAACAAAAGGCGCAATGTTTGTAGTCTGTTACAATGCCGATGCTAATTATTATTATGCTAGGCCGTATTATACAAGTAGCACTTCCTATTCAGGAGAACAAGATCTTTACTTATTTGCTTTTACGCATAATGTTAACTTTGTCCAAGGTCTTGGGAATAACTATACGATCAATGGAAAAGAACCAGATAATTACAAGATTAAAAAAGGTAGTTACTATGTATCGCCTAATGGTAGCGATAGTAACGATGGGTTAACGAAGGATAAACCATTCAAAACATTCAATAGAGCAATTGCTGTAGGGGCAAAAGTTATATTAGCGGAAAGTGGAGATTATTGGGGACAAACTATTATAGCTGATAGTTTAGAGGAATTAAGAATCATGTTGAGTGATACAAATAAGTCGTATTCATCCTACGATAGACCTGTTATCAATCTGAAAAATAGTAATGGATATACTCCGGTTTTAGATAGTACAACGGGGTTATATAAGTTTCCGTACGCATACACAACAGGTGATAGATTTGATAAAGTATTTGTCTCCAAAACGTTACCACCTTTAGATATAGGAGAACGCTCAAATGGAACAAATGCATGTGTTTGGGAAATTGGATCTAATTATGAAAATGATGCGAAATTGACACCGGTCTTAACCTTGACTGAGTGCCAAAATAAAACGGGTTCTTTCTTCTATGATGGGACAAATATTTTTATTAACCCAAATGGTGGGACTGTAACGAATAAAACTTACAGAATCCCTATTACAGAAGGAAATATAATTCAATTAAAGAACATAAAAAAGCTAGTTTTAGAGGATGTCAAAGCTACGTATGGATATGAAGACATCGCCATTTTAAATGATAACAACGATATGGTAATTAGAAATTGCGAGTTTTCTTATTCAGCGATAGGTAATGGTGTACAACCTCGTAACTCAAACGGAAATTTCTATAAGTGTAAGACTCGTAAAAATCGAAATGACGGATTTAACATACAAATTTATGGTGATACACATTTTTATGACTGCGAAGGGACGTATAACGGTGATGATGGTATTAGTCATCATGACGGATGCACAGGATCAATAACTGGTGGCGAGTATCATCATAATGGGAAAGGTGGCATATCACCAGCTCACGGGTGCGAAATCGACCTATACAATGTAATTAGTCATGATAATGCATATGGTTTTTATATCGTATCTACAGGCGACAGACCTAAAGGGAAGACGGTCCGTCATGTTGGTTGTGTATCTTACAACAATACGCAGCGAGGAATATATATAAATGGTTATAAGGTATTATCTTATAACTGTAAACATACGAGCAACACAACACCCATTGAAGTTGTGAATAACTCTGATTCAGCTCTAACAGAGTTATAAGGAAGGTGATACATTGCTAAAACTTTACAATAAACAAATGCAGCTCAAGGCATATCTTGAGAATGCATATAATATAAAGTACAGCCCGCCTCTCAACGAACTTTGGACGGCGGTTTTTTCATTGCCATTTACTGATCCGAAACGAGAAGAAATCGAAACGTTTGATTACGTGGAGATATTCGATAATGGTAAGCGTATTGGTATGTTCCGTATTATGGACAGTGATGAAGAAAGAGAAGTACATGAAAAAATAATAACGTATGACTGCGAGCACGTTTTATCCACACTAATGGATAGCGTGCTTTTTGGTTATCACGAAAGAATTAATTTAAGCACAAGGGAGAATATCGAGTATCTCCTTAGCAAACAAAGAATAAAGCATTGGAAACTTGGTCGATGTGATTTTACAAAGTATTTCTCATACAGTTGGGAAAATGAGGATACCTTATTAGGCCCAATCTATAGTATTCCGAAGCCATTTGATGAGAAATTCCAATGGACATGGGACGATTCTTCTTATCCTTGGACTTTAAACATTGTCCGATATTCCGAAGAGATTACGGGCGAACTAAGATACCGGAAGAATATGAAGGGGATTAAGCGAAAAGTAGAAGCTAAGGATGTCATGACAAGGATTTACCCGCTTGGTTATGGCGAGGGAGTTAATCAGCTAACAATCAAAAGTGTTAACAATGGTCTTCCTTATATAGATGCTCCTGATTTTGTTAGAGAGTTGCATGATGGATTTGATTATATTTGGGTGGATAGACGATTTGAAGATGCACAATCGCTTTACGCCTCGGCTAGGTCGATGTTGCTAAAAGCATGCATGCCAAAGGTTACGTATGAAATTGATGCAATTGATTATGAGTTAATAGATCCATACAAAATAGAAAAGTATGAGACTGGTAAGCTAGTACGCTTATATGATGAAGATTTTAATATATTTGTTGATTTACGAGTAATGGATCGTCAGAAAGATGACGTCACTGGTAATCCGCTTGATGTAAAACTTGTGTTGGAAAATAAGGTAACTGATTTAGGGACAATACAAGCAGATATCGAAAAACGCCAGAAAGTAAATGAAGTATATTCTCAAGGGACGACAAATATCGATAGTCGAGATTTCCAAGATAATTGTGATCCAGAACATCCTGCTATTATTAGGTTTCAAATACCTAACGATGTAAAAAATGTGAATGAATTGTTACTGACATTTGAGATATTAAGATTCAGGGCATACGAACGTGCTATTAAAGGTGGCGGTGCTGTAGTGGGCTCTACAAGTGCCGGTGGGGGTACAGTGTCCTCCACATCGGCTGGGGGGTCCATTGTACAATCGACGTCTAGTGGCGGTAGTAGTACACAAACATCAACTAGTGGCGGCGGGAGTGTACAAACATCTAGCGGTGGCGGGGATCATGTTCATAAGATGTTTCATGGTGGTGGTATTGTTCCCTCTGAACCTCCAACGATAGGATTGTACACAGCATTTTCTGATCCTGGTAGGAATACAGCGGCTTCGTTTTATGCAAAAGGAACAGGAGCTAGTCTATACACACATGGTTCTAGTGGTGAGCACACGCATAGTCTGTCTATACCAAATCACCAACACTCTATTAGCATTCCAAGCCACCAACATTCTATTAGTCTGCCAAACCACCAGCACGATATACACCTAGACCCGCACAGCCATGAAATCACATTGCCAAACCACACCCACGATATTGAATTCGGCATTTTCGAATTATATCAAACTCCATCAAAAGTAACGATTGAAGTAGATGGTAATACATTACCGTTTGATTCGATAAGAGGACAAGATATTAATTTGATTCCTTATTTAGCAAAGGATTCTGATGGGAAACTTCAACGAGGTCGTTATGTTGAAATTAAAATAACGCCAAATAGTTTAGCTAGAATAAACGCTACTGTTACAGGGAGACTGTTTATTCAGTCCAGAAGTGGCGGTACGTATTAAGATAAATGATTAAAAATAGAGAAGGAGATTGATAACATATGCAAACAATCGAAATCCATACACAAGGCGGATTGAAACATATAGTAAAAGCCGAAAAATACGATGCACAGGTGCTAAACGAACAATTGAATAGTAATGACCTAATCACCGTGCTTATCGGTGATTTTATTATTCAACGAATAGATGTAAAACGCATCTTGCCAATCAATTTCCCTACTGTGGAAGGTACTAAGAAGTTAAAAGTTCATACAAACGGCGGGAAAGAAATTGAAATTGTAACAAACGATTATGATCCAATCTACTTAAACGAACAATTGAACAATAGTAATACCATTACAGTCGTAATTGGCGACTACATCTTCTCTCGAATCGATGTAAAGCAAGTTGTTCCTGTTAAAGAAGATCCAAAGGAACCGCCAACAACTGAAGGGCCATTAGAAGGAACTGGTGAAGAAACGGAACCTACAGAGCAGAAATAATCTGTTCTTTTTATTTTATCAGGAGGTGCTGATTATATTGAAACGAATTGTAGATCCTGCAATTTATGATAAACACGTTAGTTCAGATAATAAGAACCTAGTTAGGGACTTCCTGATTGAAAAGAAATCACAAGGCAAAGCGTAGAGTACTTTAAAGCAATATCGTTGGGACCTAAGAATTATAATGTATTTAATTTATCAACATTTTGATAATAAAAGAATTACAGAACTAACAAGAAAAGATATTCGTAATCTCTGTATTGTATTTCAAGAAATGGACATGTCTAATGCTCGTGTAAATGGATTGATGAGTGCATTACGGTCCACACTAGAGTTTTGTGCAGATGACGACGATTATGATTATGAATTTAATATTGGTTCTAGGGTAAAAGGTTTGCCGAAAAATCCAGTTAGAGAAATAACATTTTTAAAAGAGGAACAGATTGAATGGTTACTAGATGAACTGGATAAAAAGGACCAGACACTTATCGCAGTGTATCTTGGTATTTCTTATTACAGTGCAGCAAGAAAGAATGAAGTGCACCAGGTATTAAAAGACGGACTAGCTGAACGGTATTATACAAATACTGTTATTGGCAAAAGAAGCAAGAAATTTAGGTTGTATTATAACGAACGTACTAGATTATTAATTTCGAGTTACCTTGAAGATAGAGGAGAAGATAATATTAATCAGCTATTTGTAAAGACATATGGCAATGGTCAAAAGAGAGTAGTTAATAAGAGCGCTTTTAATTACTGGTGTGAAATTTTATCCGGCATGTTGAGTAATAAGGAAGGTAAAACAATTTCAATTAATCCTCATGCATTCCGTCATTCAAGGCTTGATAATCTTCGTGAGCAAGGTATCCCGCTCGAAAAATTAAAGTCACTTGCTAATCACAGTGACGTATCAACAACAGAATCTTATTTATCTGATCGTAGCGAGAATGATATTGCAGATATATTTGGTATGGATGTTAGTTGTTTTAAGTAATGGTACAAACGTGTCTTTTTTATATTTAAAAGGAGGTGAACAATTGGAGCGAGTTCATGACATTTTCAGAAGTCTTAACATAATCGATGTTTTTAATACAGCACAATTTAAAGTTGCTTCACTTGTAAGCGGTGGAGTGGGAACATTCTTGAGTCTTGTGTATGGTAAAGCAAATCTGATTTGGATATTTATATTGATGATGGTTGTTGCTTTAGATTGGATTACAGGAAGCAAAGCATCAAAGTTAGATGGATCGTATTCATCAGCATATGGAGTAGAAGGCATCGCGCGCACCGTGGTGCTTTTTTTATTGCCGTGTTTAGCTCACATGTTTGATATCGCATTTAAATTACCAGATTTCTTTTTCTTTATGGTAACTGGCGGTTTAACATATCACATTTTCAACAGTTTCACTGCTAATTGCGTTCGTATCGGCTGGGACAAATGGATTCCGACATGGTTACTGGAAAGCGTAGCAAGTGAAATTGAAGCAAAAATAAAACGTTCTGATACAAGGAAACGGAGGAAATAACGATGCAAGAGAAATTCAAGAATTATGGATTGTGGGTAGCATTATTCGCACTTGTAGGGATGGTGTTAATGGATACTGTCCCTCATTTTAATGCAGGTCGATATCAAGAATACGTAGATATGATTCTATACATTTTAATCGCTGCAGGTGTTGTATCTAATCCTACAGCCGGTAAATGGTTTGCAGATAAAAGAAACAAAGGAGCGGATAAATAATGGAAATCAGAAAAAATCTAGTTAGTTCAAGTAAATATGGTACAAAATGTCCTTACACAATGAATCCTGAATTTATCACAGTTCATAATACGTATAATGATGCTACAGCAGAAAATGAAGTAGCTTATATGATTCGTAATGACAACCAAGTATCGTTTCATATTGCGGTAGATGATAAGGAAGCTGTACAAGGAATACCTTTAGAGCGTAACGCGTGGCATTGTGGCGATGGTGGCGGAAATGGCAATAGAAAGTCTATTGGAGTTGAAATCTGTTATTCTTTAAATGGTGGAGATCGATATTATAAAGCGGAAGATAATGCAGCTATTGTTGTAGCTCAATTAATGAAGCAGTACAATATTCCAATTAGTAAAGTTCGCACACACCAATCATGGAGCGGAAAATATTGCCCTCATCGTATGTTAGCGGAAGGACGTTGGGATAGCTTTATCGAAAGAGTCCAAAATGCATATAACGGAGGTAGTAATAACGTAGCTCCAACTCCTACTCCACCGTCATCTAGTGGGACAGGCATTGCATATATTGAAGGGAATAATGTTAACCTTCGTAAAGGACCTGGTACTGGATACGGAGTTATTCGCCAATTAGGTAAAGGCGAACCATATCAAGTGTTTGGGGAATCGAATGGTTGGTTAAACCTCGGCGGTGAGCAATGGGTTTATAACAACCCATCATATATTAATTATACTGGAGGGAATGCACCAGAACCTTCGAAACCTTCAAATGATGGCGTTGGTGTCGTAACTATTACGGCGGATGTATTACGTGTTCGAACAGGTCCAGGAACTAACTATAGCATCGTGAAAAATGTGTACCAAGGTGAAAAATATCAAACATGGGGATGTAGAGATGGTTGGTATAATGTTGGTGGCGACCAATGGGTTTCAGGTGGATATGTGAAATTTGAAAAGTAAACAACAAAAGCCGTCCTGTTGGGCGGCCATTTTCATTTTGCATCAATAATATCAATAAATTTCAACGTCATATTATTGTAAAATGCATCCGTACAAATTATAGATTTATTCAACGGATCAATATCAATGACGGTCATATAACTAGTAAGTAAAAATCCATCTTCATAATATGTAATCAATATTTCTTCTTCAGAAAGCAGCGAACATAATAACATGTTCTCAATACGTTCTTGTTCATCCTGGGTTAATGTAGGGCGTTCTACTTTTGTTTTATCTTTAATAATCTCACGGATACCTGCGAATTGTTCTGGCATCGCTGCAAATGGAGTCCATTTAACCATTCCTCTTCCTTTTGGCATACTAGCGTTGTTCATGCTTTATGTCCCCCTAACAATGTATTTCTGTATCTTGCTGTTGCACTATTTGTATACGAAATTCCTCTTAATATGCTGTTCTTTCCAAATTTAGTGCGTATTTCGTCCATTACTTTAGTTAGTTTCATTTCTTTTTCTCGTTGTATTACATTATCGAATAGTGAGATTTGTTCTTCGCCTTCATTGATTAAGTTAGTTAAAGAAACATTGATGGATCTAATGGGTTCCCCAGTATAAAACTCATGTAAAAAATATGTACAAATCTTATATATATCCATTGTTAAATTGGTCGGTCGGTTCATAGTGTGAGTTTTTCTGAAACCGCCAGCGTAATCTTTGCTGTAACCAATGGAAAAATGAATAGTTTGAGCTAGTTTGTTTTGCCTTCGCATTCGATAACAAACCTCTTCAATATGCTCCAGTAAAATAATCGGGAATTCTTCTATGGTGTAATCACGCATAAGTATTTGACTCTTACCAATAGAAGTTGTTGCTGGAACGTATTTTTCTGATATGCGGCTAAAATCAATGCCGTTGCTATGTAAGTGCAATTCTTCGCCAATCACCCCGAAGTTTTGCTTTAAGTATTTGAGTGGGTATTGCGCTAAGTCTCCAATTGAATGAATTCCTTTTCGGTTTAACTTCGCTTCTGTTTTACCAGAAATCCCCCAAAACTTACTAAGTGGTCGTATTGGCCATAATTTTATGGGTACATCTTCGTATTTCCAGTATGCTATGCAATCTTTCGTTTTCTTTGCTTCTACATCTAAAGCCACTTTGCTCATTAAAGGATTAGGACCAATTCCTATTGTGCATTCGATTCGTGTTTTCGTATAAATTTCACGCTTGAATTTCAAGGCGAACTCATACGGATCGTTAGCAAACAAATGAATACTATCCGTAATATCCATAAAAAACTCATCGATGGAATATTGGTGAAAATCCTCAACAGGAACGTATTGTAGAGCCAACTTTGTAATGAAATTGGAGCATTTTATGTAAGTGCTCATAATTGGATTTACCACAAGGATATCTTTACGGCGTGGTATTTCGTATAATCTTGCCATTTTCTTAACGCCCAACGCTTTTAATGGTGGAGTTGCAGCCAACACAATTGAACCACTCCTATTCACATCACCGACTACAGCTAACTTTGTGTGAAGTGGGTCTAATCCCATCTTGATGCAACTGACTGAAGCATAGAAGCTACGAAGATCTACACATAAAACAATTCGGTTTGGCAATATTGAATAGTCATACACCGCTATTCCCCCTAAATAACAGAACGTTAGTTCTTATTATATACGAATATATGTTCTTTTATGAAGAGTTTTTTTCAAAAAAAATAGCCTCACTCGTTTAAGTGAAGCTACATCCAAAAATCATTATAATCAACATTTTTCCCTGTTAACTTTTTTAAAGCTCTTATAATCTTATTCCCATTCTTCAATGAAGGTTGAAATGCATCTCCCTGGCATATTCGACTTATCGTTCCTCTGTTAACACCACTTTCCTTCACTATATCCTGTTGTGAAAGATTATTTTTATCAAGAAATTTACCAAAACGTGAACGTGGTTTTCCTAGTCCGAACATCCTTCCTCTCTCCCTCGCTTGCTTGATTGGTAACAAGTCTGTACAAAAATTAAACTTTTTAAACTTCACGAAAGTTTGAATATTGTCCAAGCCGTCAGCAATATGCTTTATCAAGGTCGCTACCAAAGTAACTATCAAACCTATTATCAAAGCAGCTACCAAAGTAACTAGCTTAATTACTATCAAGGTAACTAGTATTTGTACTATCAAAGTAGCTATCAAGTTAGTTATCAAAGTAACACTACCAAGGTATCAGGGCGATAAAACCACATGCCATCAGGATTTCAAATTCTGTTTATAAAGGGGAGAATAAAATGAACATCAAGATGTCATCAGAAGAAACTTGTGAGTATTGTAAATGTCTTTTATCTGATTGGTTGTTTTGGAGACTGAATGGAAAGAAGTATTGTTCAGAGTCTTGTGCAGAATGTGATAAATAATAAAAGGATGGTGGATTTATGTTTACAAGAAAACAAGTAATCCCTTTTCGTTCATTTATGGATGGTTCATACAAAGATAAAGTACCAAAAATAAGAAAATACAATTCTGTTAGTCCATTAGCGTTTCTTCATATGTCAGAACAAATGATAAATACTTACCTTGCACTCGGAATCATGGGCACAGTTTTAATTGGGGCAGTAGTGCTGGAAAAATACCTAGTGAAAAATGACCATGTATCCGCAGCTAAACTTGTAAGTGAAGGTATTTATCACGGAACACGAATAGGCGGAGTTTGTCTAATTGGTTATGTATTTATCAGGCTTGTAATTATGTTTTGAGGGGTGAACATATGGGGATTGTTAAGGATTGGCTTCATAAACAAAGTTTGAAGCATCAACTTATAGAGGTATTTGGAAAAGCGGGTTTATATGTGGACCATCAAACAAGAGGTGGGAAAATACCAATCTATCCGAAGATACATGCCGTTTCCTCATCAAAAGAAAATATTCGATATGTATTTACCATTCCAAACGGTCTGGATCCAAAGACAATTGAAAAGAAATGGTTTTGCTTTCAACAAATATTAGGACGGAATGTAGCAATTGAAGGTGATATTAAAAAGTTTGTCCTCAATGTGTTTCATTCGGATGCTGGACTACAATCATACAATTACAGTTATAAGAAATGGCAGCCGTTACTAAAACAGCATCGTCTTCCTGTTGTGGTAGGACGGGACCAATTCGGGAATATGATTGCGTATGACATGGTTGAAGCCAATACACCACATTTACTTATAGCGGGGGAAACAGGAAGCGGGAAAAGTAGTATGGTACGTGTTGTTCTGTCCACACTCATTCAATACATGTCCCCTGATAAATTACATTTGTACCTGGGCGACTTAAAAAACTCTGAATTTCATTTCTTGCGAAGAGTGAAGCATGTAAAAGAGGTTTGCATGGAAGAAATTGAAATGAAGATTATGCTTCAAAAAGTGTGGAAAGAAATACGCGAACGTAGAAAACTGATGGAAGAGTATGAGGTGGATCATATCGATGAATATAACAAAATGAATCCTGATAATCAGAAACCATACATCTTACTTGCGATTGATGAAGTAGCCATGTTGCAAGACGAAAAAGAGTGCATGACCAACATTGAAAAGATATCGGCAGTCGGTAGGGCGCTTGGTGTCTTCCTCATGCTCAGTATGCAACGTCCTGACGCAAAAGTATTAGACGGAAAGTTAAAGTTGAATATGACCGTTAGAATGGGCTTTAAATGTGATAGTACGATCAACGGTAATATCATGGGTACACCTGGTTCAGAACACCTGGAGCAATCGGGCCAAATGATATTGAAATTAAATGGGTTAAAGAAAGTGCAAGCTCCTTATTTAGAATTAAGCAAAGCGAAACAAATCGTTGAACCTTATCGCATTCCTAAAGAGGATATGAAGCTTCAGAATCCTCCACAAGAAGAGAATCAATTGTTTGGGGTGTTAGTTTATGAAGAGTAGAGACAGAGCGATACTGGGCGATTTAAAACGCTTCAGATGTATGTCACGTGATGACATTATAAATTTGCATTTTCGAGGAGTGAAAAACGCAGTTACTTGCTGTAACACGGTGATGAAACGATTGAGAAGAGACGGTCATGCGGATGCCAATATCACACAGCAACCATTTATATATTTCCCTCAACCTTCTACCATTCGAAAGACTAGCCAAAAGATTCCTCACTTCCTCGGTATTGTGGATGTATACAAACAACTTATTCATTATGAAAAACCGAAACTATTCAAAGTCGAGCCAAAATACGGTAAAGAATTTATGGAACCAGATGCATTTACAATCTGGCGCAGATCGCCATTCTTCATTGAGGTTCAAAAGTCAGTTTATAGTAAAAAGATGATGCAAGATAAGATAAACAGGTATGAATTATACTTCCATAGTCAGGAATGGCACAACGAATCGTGGCAGCCCAAAGGAAATAAATACTTTCCATCGATCCTCATCATTACTGATAAGCAGTATGATATTAATTCTTCTAATTTACGTATCTTTCAAGCTCCTTCAATTAGCAATTTTATGGATAGTCTTACTGTAAAAGCATAATAAAAAGCCCTAATCAGGGCTTTGTTCTTTGAAGTAATTTATTACATCCGTTGTAGCGTTATGCGGTGGCTGTTTATTATGGTTGGTAGCCAAGGATGGCGATTTACATTTAACTCATTTTCTTCAGAAGCTACATCTGAGCAAAAACATATCGACATAAACCTTAAGTTCTTACTGTTTTATGCTCGGCATACTTTGTTGAGGCATAAGAGAAAATTCATACCTCAATCCACTAACTTTGTAATGACCTAGTATTTCTACGTTCAGTTTACTTTGTATCCAAAATCGTTTTTCTTGCTCAAAGAAAACATAATTTTCGCCTGGTCCTAAAGAACTTCTAAAAATAACACCATCATAACCGAGAAATTTTATGAATTCCGTTAGGTATTGTGAGGGAATATAATCAAGTTCTGATGTACCAGGACTTACTGGTTTTGAGAGTGCTTTATCAAGGTTTGAAAGCAGATTCAATACTGTAAACTCATAATCAATATTATCTACTGAAAAAGGTGATTCTAAAATTTTTTGCATCCTATCCGGTAATTTGGATAAATCTACTAATTTTAATTGCTCTTTAGGATTTACTGACGCTATAGTTACTGTGGCTGATTTCCATGGTCTCACTTCTGCTATTGCAGTATCCTCATCTACCGCAGAATAAAGAACCCTTATACCTACAGGATTTGCTCTTCCGCTTGCTAAAATTAAATCTTCTGGAGGCGCTTCTAATTGCGTATTATCCTTATATTCGCCAATTCTCGCTCTATAAAATTTATCATCTTCATTAACCGTTGTAGCAATGCTTTCGAAAAGTGTTGTTAAATAATCAAGTAAGTCATCGTGTTTTCGAGGGAAAGAATTATCTTGTGGGAAGAAGCGGTTTTTGTGCTTTAAACTAGCTGCAAGATCATCCCACCATTCGCTAAAGATAGATTGATTACCTACATCATTTGCTGTATAAAACATAGTATTTGTTGAAATCATATCATCTGTTGCAATATATTTATTTGCATTTATGATATCGTATAGTAGTTTTTCATTTGTTATATCACTAAAAATGTTCCATTCCTCACGAATTAAGCACCATAAATTTTCTCCTGGGCCATACATTTCTTCAAAAGTGGGCATCCCAACAGCTGGAATATAGTAACTTTTCGCCTTCTTAAAGTATGTAAATAATTTATTAAACATATCTGATAAATCACTTACTTTTGCGACTAACACAGCTTTCGACCCACAATATTTACATTTTTCCCCTACTACTCGTTTTTTTCTAATGAGTTCTATCACATACTTATCATTGAAACATTTCTCACAGCAATACAATTCCATCACCCTTTTACACAAGATTATCCAAGTCATAATTTTATAACTTGGTGTATACCATTCTATCAAAATTTTAATGCAGTTATTTATTTGCAGGAGTTTATAAATCATAATGGAATACTCTCACTAGGAGGTGTTGTGACGTTATGACGGACGAAATTGTTTATTCTGCTAGCGAAGTATACAAACGACTTGGAATTTCCGATAGCACCCTTAGAAAGTACATGGAAGTATTGCAACGCGAAGGATTCGCTGTAAAGAAAGATAATCGTGGCAGACGCCAATATACAGACAATGACATTATGGTGATTGAGAAATTAATTGAACTGAGTAAGCATGACGGTATGACGCTAGAAAAGGCAGCGAAGATGATAGCGCAGCAAATAGAAAAAGTTAATCCGGATCTGATTCAAGAAGAGGCTGAGGAAACGGATTTAGTACCATTCCACATTAAACAGCAATTACAGGAACAGTACAGCGTTATGGCGCAAGAAATGAATCAAAGCATGTTAGCTATGGAGAAACGATTGAGTGAGCAGGCAAAGCAAAGCAACGAGGAAATCAAAGCAAGTATAGAATCGCATAATGAACGAGTGGAAAAACGATTGGAAGCGCGGGATGAGACGCTAATGAAGACACTACGTGAGATGCAGGAAACGAAGAGAATGATGCAGGAATTTCGTGATGAGGTTGCAGCTGCGAAAGAGAAGAAAAAGCCGTGGTGGAAGTTCTGGTAGAGTTTATAATAAACTACGCAAAAGTAGAAAAGTGTATATTTCTACTTTTTTACTTAAGAGTAAGTGTATAAAAAGCCCTACATATATAGGGCTTTTTATATTAGTATTTTTTAATTATTTTCTTTCAGAAATTATGTCATTCAAGGTATGCTTTTCACGTTCATTCAATTTATTAGTGATGTAGAAGTTTAATATTTCATCAATAAACTCATAATTCTTCATGTCTTTCATTGTACAAATAGCCTTTATTTTACTAAGTGATTCAGGTGATACTTTTATATTCTTCCTGTCTGCTGCTGACAATGAATTCTTGTTCTGTGTTTTTGGGTTATCTTGAACAGGTGTCACGGTCACTAGGTATTTTTTATCCAAATTAACCACTCCTATTTAAAATTTTGCACTTATTATTTCTTTTCCAACATTTCATAAAGGTGCTTGTACATCCCTTTATAGCCTTCAGATTGTCGAGTTGTTAACTTAGTATTTACATAGCTTTCAAGTAACATATCGATAATGCTGTTAACTGATGCTTTATCCATATTTTCTTGTTCCTTTATAAATGGCTTTAATGTATTTAGCTTTAATTGAACAGCAGGTGAAATTTTAGCAGTTTTAGATGGAACTAAACGATTATCTGACTTCTCTGGAGCAGTTACTTTAGCTTTATTGATGATAGGCTTAATAACTTGTTTCTTAACAGGCTCACTATTACGGCCAAAATCGTTAGTTCCTTTTATCTGTACACCTTTGTCATTTAATGTGTTTCCAGGTTTTGTGACTATAGGCTGAAATGGTGCTTTAGACATTATGAACTTCCTCCTTAAGCGTTAATAGTAGCAAAATAGTTTTCATGTTCATTAAGTTCGCTAAGAACATCAATGAATAGTTGATGAGCTTTTTCATCCCACATATCAATATTACCGCTAACATTTACGTTTTTATGAATCCCTTCAATATCATACACTTTTAGGCGCTCTTGATATCTCACGATTGTATTTAGAACGTTTCCGCCATACATTTCCTGAGCTTGTTGCAATACTTTATTATCCACTCGTTTTCCTTGATGTAGCATCATTGGAATAATACCTAAAACTTGTAGGTCTGCATCATATGTTTCTGCTAAGAACTGCATATAAGCGATATATGTTTGAGCACCCTCTAAAGATAGCTCTTGCGTTTGTAGAACGATGATACAATAATCAGCTGCTATCATAGCGTTATCTGAGTAGTCACTGATTGTTGGTGGTACATCAATATAGATACGATCATATTTATCTTTTAATGGTTCTAGTAACTTCTTTAAATATGTAATTTGTGCAAGTTCATCCTCTGGGAACATATCAAAGAGGATTTTCGAAAGCTTTCTAAATGAAGTATTTGATGGAACGATATCCAAATTCTCGATAACTGGGATAATCTCATTCTCTAAATTTTGATTTAGAAATCCATCAGTAATAGATTTGTCTATTTGTTCAATGTCACCAGTTTTAGCAAGGACTCTTGTAGCATTACCTTGAGGGTCCATATCCACTAATAGACATTTCTCATTAAATACAGTAGCTGCTTCATAGGCTAACATTGTCGCTGTTTTTGTTTTTCCAACTCCACCTTTAAAGTTACCGATCACGTATGTAGTTGCTTGTCTAGTCATTTTCGACATTCCTCCATAAAACTCCGAATAAGTATACCTTTGAGTAAAATGTAACATCTACATACAATATTCGCAACAGTATACCGAAGAAAAGTTTATATTTTTTCAACAAATTTATCGAAAGAGTAGAAAAGTATACTAAAGCGTAAGATTTTTTTGTATACTTTTCTACTTTTCTACTTATACGTAGTTTATAGAATGGAAGATTTTGAAAGTGTAAAAGTATACTTTTACACTTTTTCGTAGTTTGAAAATTGATTCTCTAAATGCCCTTAACAAAGGGTTAATTGTAATTTTTATGAAGGAATCAATTATAAATACGAGGTTCAAAGTATACTTTTCTACTTATGCGTAACTTTGAAAAGGTATACTAATTTTCAAAGTTAGGTAGAAAAGTATACTTTTACACTTTTTCGTAGGTGTATATCTCTACCTATGCGTAGTTTTAAGTTTCCATTTCTGTATTTACAAAGAAAAAAGCTTGTTGTAACGTAATACACAACAAGCATCATTCTACAAAACAAAACATATTTTGATAAATCAAATCTACATAAACGAAGATCGATACAACAATTGAATATGAACACAAAACAAAAAGCCACTCCCATATGCTAACGGCTACCAACCTTTAGCGGGAATGACTCAGTTCTAGCTAGTGTACCACCACTTGTCTAGAATGACCTGTACACCCATACAGGACTTCGACTTATAAGACGCTTACCACGTCAGATAAGTTATTTGCCTTGTTTCACCAAACAAGGCTTATTAGATACACCTATTGTACCGTTATGCAATACATTTTTCAACTAGTAAAGACTAGTATTATTTGATGTATAAATTAACTGTGTTTAAAGGGCGTTATCTATACCTAGAAGTCTTGTACATATACAGGGCATTTAGGTATGGATAATGCCCTTTTTGTTTTATATAACGTGGATACCGTGCCCACGAAGGAAAGCTGGGAAGCATGCCTAAAATAAACGGGGTCTAGTGTGGCCAATGCAAAAAACACACTCGGATATCGGCTTTCGTTGCATTAAGCCGTCTGACGTAAGCGAGGTAAAGGACGCAAGCCTTGCATAAAACAAGCCTAAGTGATAGATAGACTATCATAACTGCGATGATAACCAAGACGCAGGCGGTAAAAAGTGTTAAAAGACAATGGAGGCTCAAACAAGACACAATTGTACGACTGTAGTTAATCATTTACTAGTAAGCGGCGATTGTGACACTGTATCACGGCAAACCTTTGGAGTGCACAAGTACGCAAAGGCAAGCGGGTTTTGTAGCGAATCACTCGAAAGAGAACGGTGTAGGGCGTGGAGACGCACCGTATGGAATAATCCTATAAGCTACATTCGGATAGTAGTAATCTAGCTATTCGACGTCAATGCAAACAATCTCAATCGGCTACAATGGGTACTAAGCCAGTATTGATAGGGCGTTTTAACCTCAGAAAAATTACAAGGGGTTACTATGCCCAAAACATCATCGCAAGTGTCCAGGAGTAGCTCGCCAGTAAAAAAACATTAAGACCTTCAGTCAAGCTTAATTGCGAAGAAAAGATTAAAAACATGAGATTGTTTAAGACCTGGGGGAATGACTGACCTAGATAGAGGAATAAATAAAGAATTTACTACTTACTTGGTTAGAGGATAAGGGGACGGATGGTAGAATAAAGCCTTATTGCTGAATTGAGTTTTACACATTTTATATAGTACGTGAAATTTAATAAAGGGAGGATTGTTTATGGATGCTTTCAAAACGGTTGTTAATCGGTATTCTGTATACTTAGCTGTCTTATTATTAGGAGGACCATTGCTATTATTGTTATTGGTTTATGGAGCGGATATATTTGTTGGATATATGAGTTACGGATTAGATAAGCTTCATATAGAAGGATTCATGATAGCTGTTTATTTAACTGCACCGTTAATATTAGGTGGTTTATTCTTATTGTTGATCTTTAGTTTTCTTGAAAGGCTGTTTAAAAATAGAAATAAAAAGGAGAAATTATAATTCTTATAGATTGGGAAATTGTCAGGAAAATCGTTTTAATAATGCAAATACAAATTTTCCTGATGATCCCTTTTTATAGATATCCTTGTCCTTTTAATTCGTTGAATTTCGGATCGTTAATTAGAAAATCATTGTTTCCAGGAACTGAACCTAATACTCCTGTTAGAGGTGATCTTATTAATTCGACAGCCTTAAAGATGTATAACCCATTTGATATAGCTTGTTCACTATATCCACAATCTTCACCTTCAAAAATTAAGTTCATTTCTAAAGCATTACGTTTTTCAAATATTTGTTTGCAAAGAAATTCTTTTAAATCCTTATCCATTGCTATTAATTCGTTTAACATTATTTTCTCCCCTTTCTATAAATTAAATATAACATTTTTTGGCATAAAGAAAAGACACCCTAAGGTGCCTTCCTCCGACTTGAACCATCTTAATTTTAATAATATGTATTGGACGCCAATCCAAATATTATTTTACCATGTTTAGTTGTTTTGTACATTGAGAAATTTGGTATACCTCTTTATCTAAACGTAAAAAGTCCTAGCCCCTCTAGGACTTTTTGACAGAATGAAAATGATTCAAAAAAGGACTTGTATAACGTAACATATAAATGTTTCATAAATGTATCGTAAAAGTGAACAAAATCTATATTTTGTATATTAGTCTTGCAAATCTAATTCATTGCTAAGGTCTAGGCACTCTTTATATAAATTTATACTGTTCATTTTCAGATGGTTGGTACCATTAGTTATCTCCTCAATGTTGCTTTTCTGTTTTTCGGCTATATCAGCACTGAAAATTGAAAATAATCTTCGATAGGTATTAAAAAATGATGTATATTGTCTGTTTAAATAAGCTAATTTTTCCATTTGTTTGTGTGATATTTGATTTATGTCATTACTATAGGAAATAATTTCATGAATAATATTCTTAGACATATCAAGATACAAATCTATTTCTCTAATAGACATATCAATTTTTTGGTTTGTAGTTGTAGCAGTTGCTAAATCGTACAGTTCTTTGTGTTTCTCTTCTAATATATCTATTTTTTCTTGAGCAACAGTGGCTATATCGTTAGATTTATCGATTAATATGTCTAATTGCTCTATTCTCAAATTTGATTCAGTCAAGTTATCTGCGGTTTGTTGTTTTGCTGTTTCAATTTCCGCTAATTTTTCTGTGGCTAAATGTAACGTATTTTCTGCTTCTTCAATTTTTTTCTTAGCTTTACGCTCTAAAAATTTAATATAAATGAAGGCCACAGACGCGAGAGTTATAACGACTCCTGCTCCCCAGGTAACCCAAGTGACTATACTTGATATTTCCCCTTGCAAGAATGTTATTTGGCTGTCTTTAGCAGAAATGATCTTATCTTGTACATCCTTTACAGTCTCCAAAGACTCAACTTTCGTTTGTAACTTGCTCAATTGTTCTTTGATTTGTTCGTTAGATATTGTAAATAAAGTCAATTTCACTGTTTAATCCCCTTTTTATAAATTCATAATTAAAAGCACTCTTTCGAGTGCCTATTTTCGTTTAATCCCTAGTTTTGATTCTACCTCAGTTAAATTAGCAACCGCACTAAGTAATTTCTCATCGGAAAGTTGAACTGATTTTTTTGATTCTTCCATTCTACTTTCCATAGGAGCTAGTCCTTTTATCCATTGGGTTACGACACTAGCTGCATTACTTCTATAATTGATTGCTAAACCCAATTCAACTTTGAATTTATCCAATTTCTCTTTTAAGATAGGATCATTTATTTTTTGGATATCTTTTAAATTTGTATTCTTCTTTGATAAATCATCATATCTACTAGAAACGATGTCCATTTTTTCTTTTAAAGCACTTGGACTAACCGACTTTGGATCTTTACTAGCTTGCGCCCATATTGGTCGCCATTCTTGATTCCATATCTCATCATATTCTTTTATCATGGCATCAATTTTCGGTTTAATTTCATTTTCGTATGTAGATTTATCGGAATTCAAGTCTGCCTTAGGTTGTTCTTTGCTTTTTGTCTCTTTTGGTTCCGGCTGTACTTTTGAATTGTCCTCTTTCGGCTTCTCTTCTTTCTTAACTTCAACAGTTGCCGTTTTAGTTTCCTTGTCTTTAACTTCTTCTTTAGGAGAAAGGTAATAAAAAACTATAGTTAACATAAAACACACTATACCCGAAATAAGATACTTCCCTTTACTTTGATAGTTCTTGGTAGCTTTACTCATAAGTACAAAGGAAGCAATAGTGGCTACAAAGAATATGGCTAATAATACTCGCATGTAATTACCTCTTTCAGTTTATAAAATGTAAGATTTCCGAAATAAGCATAACAAATTCAGTTACAACTATTTTGTCATATTTTGTCGAAGAAAAATAAAAAACAGGACTAAATAGTCCTGTTGGTAGGATTGGTAAAATTATGTAAAATTTTACCTCTTTCCTTTGGAAAAGATTTCTTTTATGATGAAATCAAATCACAATATTTCATTATTCTCACCTAAGAACTTTACATAATGATCAAGTTGCTTACAGAAGTTCTCTCTTTGGCTTTCAGATAACGCCCCATACGTTTTTTGAACACCAATTAGAGTATTATGTAGCCTTTCATCATCAGTAGCGTCAGTGCGACCAGTAAGCGCATCTAACGATACATTAAAGAAGGAGGCGAGACGAAACAAAGTTGTAAGATCTGGTTCAGAAAAACCATTTTCATAGTTGTTAATTTGGCTACGACTAAGATTTAGTTCATGAGCCAAATCAGCTTGTCTAAGCGAACGACTTTTCCTAAGATTTTTTAAAGTTTCACCTAAAGTTTTCATACTATCAGTATAGTTATAGACATATCGATATACTATAAATGATAGATATATTGTCTAATGCAGTATAATGATAGAAAAATAATCATAATACCGAAATAAAATAGAACAAAAGTTCGATTTTGTGGTAAAATATGCATATGAGGTCTTTATTACATCACATGCATAATTGCATATTTAATTTTCATGGTAGCTGATAAACGTTGGTATATAACGGTTTTACAACTTTCTCAACAATTATCAGATAACTGCATGACTGAAATTTGCCAAAAATGTGATATTATGAAAATAACAAAATAAGCGGACGTAAAAAAGACCCATGACTGTGCAAGTAGTGCTGGTAACACTCTTACACCGTCCTCCCTAAACCAGGTAGGGAAAACACTTGTCATAAGTCTCATACATAATTATAACACACAACCTAGATATAATGACACGTTTTCCTGTAAATGTAAGAATCTAGGGTAACGTGTCTTTTTTGTCCAACAAGGAGGACAAAAGTGCATGCAAGCGTTATTAAACAAAATTCATAATGATTTATATGCAGCAGGAATTACAAATGAGGCTTTGTCGGAAATATGGGGTGTGGCACCAAGTAATGTTTCAAGAGTATTCAATGGACATACGCAAATTAGCTTTTGTTATTTATCAAAGACTCTATTAAGCTTGTATGAAGATCAATTATTAAGAAGAGACCTTGTTCAAAAGTATTTGCAATTTGCAAAACCTGAAAACATTAAAGAAGCGATGGAGTATTTTTCTTTCCGTGGCGAATTTGAAATGTTACAAGGATTAATAGTTAAAGAGAAAGAACGAATTGCATTAAAAAGAAAAGAAAAAGAGAAAAATGAAGAAAAGTACATACCTAGTGTAGATGAAGAATGGATTAATGTGTACGAATTGATTTACCGTAGGCATACAGATGGTAAAAAGTTTAGTTTAGAGGACTTCGATGAAGAATTAGAAGAAATGCGATTCGAGGTAAGTACTAAAGAAATGGAAGTGCTAATCGATATCCTTAGATGCCAAGCAGCATATCAATTGCGTGATTACAGAATGTTACTTAAACGAATGAAGAAGATTGAAAAAAGATTATCTAAAGTGAAAAATAAATTTCTCCGCGCAAGTTTTTCTGTCAGGCTAAAAGAAGGTATGAACGCGGTATTGTTGATGGATGATAAAGTGTTAGAAATAAGAAAGAACTCATTCGAATTATTAGAAATATGTAGTAGTGAACTCAACTTCAATATTCAAAAAGCTAACGCTCATTATAACATTGCAGAATCATTTATCTTTGAAAACTTCGTTCAATCGAAGTACCATTTCGAAAAGGCCTTACATGTATTAAGTGAATCGCCTTATAACCAAGAGATTGCGAGAAAAAGGAAAGCAATCGAAAGAACTTTAAACTTTTTAAAGATTTATCATGCGAAAGATCTGGATAATTTAAAAGGAGATTTAGATTATCCAGAACAAGCTTTTTTAGCGATAAGACAAGGGAATAATGAGCTTGCTCTGAAAATACTAGAAGGCATAGAAAAAGAAAAAGGTTATTTAAATGAATTCTCAACATTTTACTCAGGACTTGCTAAAAATGATGTTCGACTTATAGAGAAATCTTTAGAGATGTTTATTAAAAATAACAACAATTTTTATGCGCAATTACCTAAGATTTACTTGGGTATAGATTGAAAAAATGGTATAATATACTTGGGTGATAAAAATGAAAAAACTACTTTCTATTATCTCCGTTCTTGCTGTATTAGGAGTATTTACATTAAGTACTACTAACGTTCAGCAAGAACAGAGTAACCAAGTAGCCGTTGAGAAAACTGCTGAAGTTCAGCGTATGATGGTTGATCCAGGCGGCGGCGGCTGGTAAGAATTTAAATATATGTATTGAATGACATCGTCTATTAAATAGGCGGTGTCATTCTTGTTTTACGAAGAAATTGCGTTTTTTAAAAAATGAGGGGAAATGCAATCATTGTGAATTATTCACAAACTAAATAAAAGGATGCTGGGGGAATTAGGGATGACGAAAGAACAATTAGTGAAAATGGCTGCAAAATTAGGATTGAAGCAGGGGAATCCGAAAGCGGAGGATATTCTAAAGATTGTCCTTGATGAATCGTATAAAGAAAAACCAAATACATAAAAAAAGAAGACTGCCGCGTAAGGTAGTCTTCTTTAATTAGTTATTCTTTTTATTGTGCATGTAAGTAACATACATTTCTAATTGCTCCCAAGCTTTCTTTCGCTCATCCTCTGGAAGACTCTCAATTAATGACATTATGTTCTTACCTTCTTCAGATACAACTTTTTCTTCTTCTTCATTTAGTTCAGGGTCTTCCGATCTCCCTAATAAATAATCTGTAGTTACTCCGAAATAATCCGCTATTTTTTCTAATGATTCTCGCCCAGGTGATTTTTTACCCTTTTCAAAATAAGAAATAGCCATCTTAGATACACCAATAGCATTACCTAATTGCTCTTGCGTAATCTTACTATTCTTCCTGAGTTCTTTAATCTTTTCCCCGATCAACATTAACGTCCCCTTTATATAAAGTGTTTATGATACCTAAAGTATAAAGTAAACATAGTGTTTACCACAAGATAAAATTTATTCGAGTTTTTTTAAAAAAAGTACTTGAAATAAACTTTAGGTTTACTTATAATGAAATCACAGGCAACGAAGGGAGGAAATAACTTGAAGCGGTTAAAACAAAAACGACTCGAAAAAGGGATGTCTTGCCAAGACGTTGCCGATAAAGTCGGAATCACTAAAATGCACTACTGGTACATTGAAAATGAAAAAAGAACATTAAAAATAGATTTAGCAGAAAAAATTGCAATTGCTCTTGAGGAAGATCCGAAAGAACTTTTTTTTAACAATTAAAGTAAACCCAAGATTTACAAATGGAGAGGAGTAAACCAAATGAATGAGCTGAAAATAATTAATAAAGACGGACAATTGTTAGTGGAAAGTAGAGAAGTAGCTGAAATGGTTGATAAGCGTCATTCGGATTTAATAAGAAGTATTGATAATTTTTATAACGTTTTACTAAACGCAAAAATGCGTCCAGCTGATTTCTTTATTACGGATAGCTACAAAGACGGAAGTGGTAAAGAAAACAGATGCTACCTTTTAACGAAAAAAGGATGCGATATGGTTGCTAACAAGTTAACTGGAGAAAAAGGAATACTTTTCACTGCAGCTTATGTAACTCGATTTGAAGAAATGGAAAATTCATTAAGAAAACAAGATCCGTTTAGCCAAATTGAAATTATTGCAACAGGAACAACACAACTTAATAAACGTGTAGAAAAACTAGAAACGTTCTTCGATGAAAGATTGACAGTAGATTATGGGCAACAGTTAACAATTAAAAATGCAGTTGGACGTAGAGTGTACAAGCTTTGGGATGATGGAACAGTTAACACGACAGTCCATGATAACAAAAAGAAATTATTCTCAGCGATATGGAAAGACGTAAAAGCAGCATTTGCTGTAAATAGTTACTGTAACATTCGTCAAAAAGACTTCGAAGAGGCTTTATCTTACATAAACGCTTGGCGCCCAAGATTAGTATAAGGAGGCGGTTTAATGATGGAAGAAAGCACATTATCACATTTAATGATTCTGGTTATATTTATCTTGGTCGCGGGATTTATTCGTTTAATGGATTGGATAGATAGACGGTATATAAGGGATGAAAATTGATGGATAAACAGCAGAAGGATAAGGAAGACAAAGCGAACATCATCAAAATGATACGTGATTTAAGAGATAGAGGGATAAATAATAGCGCAGATAAGGTTGAGGAAATGCATAAGGCGTTTATAACTTTAGCTAAATAGGACAAGCCTTCGCTTGTCGGAATATTCGGGAATTTAACGGTATCCCCCACCTAGTAAATGGGTTCCTGGATATTCCGATGCGTGAAAGCATCAAAAACAAAATAAAAAGAGCCGACTACGCCTAATAATCGACTCTTTTTTGAAAAAATGACTCAATATTTGAATCTCCATTATATCACAGTCAATAAGGAGTGAGAACCTATGTTAGATAAAAATCAATCAAAAGTCGTCCTTCCTTCATGGGTATGGGAGGGCGTGAAAAACGAAAAAGAAGCGAAATTAAGAGCGACTGAGTACATCACTCCTGATCGTTATCCAGGATACAAAATAATCAAAGTTCAGGGCGATATAGCGTTATGCGAAAGGGAGAATGCTTGATGTTCCAAGTGCCAGTAAGACGCGGATCAATGAAAGAAATGTTAAAAGCAGTTCGTGATTTGGAAGCGAGAGGTTATGACTACGTAACACAAATCAAAACGGTATATAAAAGCGGTAAGTTTTATGAACAAAGTGGTAGAAGTTTTCAAGGTAAACATGAATTTAGAACAATCGGCTATGTGGATAATGTCAGTTACGAGTGTTGGATGAAGAAGGTGAACTAAATGAATTTTATTGATAAAAGAAAAGGATTTTTCATGATAGAGAATGACGCAATAGACAATTGTAATTTGGATGTTTATGAATTTAAAGCCTACGCAGTAATTGTAAGACATGCAAATCGAGATACGCAATCAGCATTCCCTTCTTTAACAACTTTGACTGAGAAAGTCGGATGTGGAAGAAAGAAAATAGTGCAATGTATCAAGTCGTTAGAGGAAAAAGGCTACATTCAAAAAGTTAATAGGAAAGATGAGCAAGGTAATAACTTATCCAATATTTATTATGTCCTTCCTACCCCTAGTGTCTCAGAGAAACTAGGGGTGTCTGAGAGAAACCATGGTAGTATCCCAGAGAAACTAGGGGTAGTGTCTGAGGGAAACACTAACAATACTAATCTTAACAATACTAATTTAACAAAAAATAGTAGTAATAGTAAGAATCCCTTCTCTTTTTATGAAAATAACATCGGAATGCTAAACCCATTCATGGCAGACAGTATAGAGCAATGGATTAAAGATACAAGCGAAGAACTCGTTATAGCTGCTATCGAACGTGCATTAAAGAAACAAGCCAAATGGAATTATGCTGAAGGCATCTTAAAACAGTGGGTTAATAATAACGTAAAAACTTTAAGTGAAGCGGAAGCTTTTGAAATAGAGTTTAAAAGCAAAGGAGCGAATAGCAATGCAAAAGTTGGGGGACGTAATGAAAGGTTTAATGGAACGGGCGGAGGCTATGCACAAAAAGGCACTAGAAGAGGAATCCAACCAACAAACAACCGTGGATTCGCTCAAACCATTGATTGATTGCGAAATATGTGGTGATAGAGGATACACATTTATAAAGGAACCATCTGAGTTTTTGAAAGGTAAATTTATTGATGTTGCTATTGAATGTGAGTGTTTAGAGCGGAAGAGTTTAATGGCTCGTTTCAAAAATGCAATGATTCCAACAGAATTTGAAAACGCTCGATTCGATAACTATACAAGAGAGTCTTCAGTGCAAAATACCTTGTATGATGCCATGATTGAATATTTAAAATCATTCAATGAAATAAAAGATTCAAAGATGAATAGTATTGGTTTTATTGCATCGCTAGGTGAAACGGTAATAAAGAATTTACCTCCAGGGGAGCGGAACCAAGTAAGGCAGGAAAACAACTCATACGGATTAGGTAAGACTCATTTACAAATAGCGGCCGCTAAGTATGCATTGAATAAATTCAAAGTCGTAGATGAACGCACAGGTCGATTAAGAGGTATACGAGTGTTATGTGTTCAGGATGTAAATATAATGGCTGAGATACAAAGTGCGGCATTTCTAAATGACAACAAAAAGCGTTTAAATGAATTGCTTCATGATTTATGCACTTGTGACATCCTTGTATGGGATGATATAGCGAAATCTAAATACAGTGAGTTCAAAGAGGATATGTATTACAAGATTATCAATGAACGATACTTACGGAACTTGCCGATTTGGTACACAAGTAATGAAGACTTAGACACATTGGAAGATAAGATTGGATTTGCGGCAGCTGATCGTTTGTACGGAATGAGTAAGAAATACTTATACCAAGTTAAGGGAGTTAGTTATAGAACAGCATAAATAAGGAGGGTATGAAATTGTTAAATTATGAATCTCCATCCAAACCATATTGCGATATATGTGGTGCCGTAATTGATAACATCGACATTCATGAAGTGTACATTGAAGAAAAAAAGATTACAGCATGCTCAATTTGTTACGGCGATCCAACCGTTAGAAGAATTGAAACGAAAACACTGTTTGACTTAATCAAAGCGGTAGGAAAACGTTATGGGTACCGCAAGAGCATAAGGGAAGTACACCAGTTAATTGAGGAAGAAAAAATCAGTATTGAAATTGACGTGTTAGAAAAAATGGAAGGGCAGTTATTGCGACAGCCAACAGATAAAAAGATTGAATTTTCAGATAAAGAATTGTTATACATCTTCAACAAACTGCGTTTAAACATAGCTGGTCATAACAATATGGCTTTTGCGGTAGCTCAGATATCAGATCAAAGAATCGAAGTGGTAATCAGAAAGGATGACGATTATGTGCGCGTGTAACGGAACTGGAGTGATTCAAAATGGTGTTGGAATGGGAATGTATCAATTTGGATCATGCGTTTGCGAGGCGGCGAATCAGACGCCTGAAGAGGTAGATAAAAAGCGTCATGTCGTTATGGCGAGATTAAGAGCAATTCATCAATTACAAATGGAGGGGAAATGGGATGGGGAAGTTCGAAACGGCAGAACAGCTTGAGAATTACACGATTTCACAACAAACGAAAAAGTATATGAAAAAAGAGCGACAGAAATTATATATACCTCTTGAAAAGTATGATCTTGTATTTAGCGATAAAGAAGTAAACCACATGAAAACATTGTGGAAAGAAAATAAATCTCTGGCCGAGATATCTGAGGAAATGGGACGTCATGAAATGGAAATAGCTGTCCTTATTATGGACCAGGGTGATAAACAAAGAATAAACAAACGTCCAATGGGGTTAGGGGCATGAAACAGTTAACACTTGAGGATGTTGTAGGAAGTTTTGATTATACTGCGACAAGTACTGCAGAGCAATTCTTAGCAAAGCCTAGCGCTATAACGACATACGCAGTAGATTTCTACGATAAAGACCTAAGGCAAAAGTTACGTTGGTTTGAAGCGAAAACTAAGAGCGAAGCCGAAGGAATGGCTAAGAAGAAATACGGCCAAATACAGATTGTTAAAACGTACATTTCAGATAGATCACTAAAGGAAATTATGGAGCTAGATTAAGAAAGGGGAATGGGGATGGATTACGAAATTTCAGTTTCAAAGCTTGAAAGCGTGTTATCGCTTGGAAAAATGACTTCTAAAGCAAAAGAAGATATTCAAGAAGTTATAGATATGATGAATGAAGTTTTAGAAAAACAACAGGTTCGTGATCGTGCAGGCGAGTTAGGATTACAAACATTTTATAACAAGGCTTATATAGAGAAAGATTTAATGAACAGTATGAACGCCTTTTGCAGTCATCCAAAAGGATATGAAATGGCTTGTGACGATTTAAAAAAGATGCAAGGGATGCAGGAAGACATACTTCATATGTTAGAGCTCTTTGAAGATGATGATGAAACGCTAATGAATCATATGAAAGATTTAGTAGTGATTCGCAAACAAAGGAGACTAGCTAAAGATTATATGGAACTGACTAAGCCAATCAAAGTGTTAATTAGTAAATATCCAAACATCGGAAAAGAACTAAAGCAATGCCTTAAAAACGTAAGGGAAGTACAAGAACAAATTCGGACTAGAAAATACACACCTAGAGAATTAACTGCTATGGAAGAAGCGTTTAAAAAATTAGAAGTAGTTTAGGAGGGAAAAAACGAAATGGCTTTAAATCGTTGGTTAACTGATGAAGAACGTGCAAGAGCAGCTGCTAACGGAATAAATACTAAAACACTATACTATCGTCTCTATAGATCGGATAAGTGGGAACTAGAGGAAGCTCTAACAGCTCCGCCCGGAACAGTGAGACATAGCTATAAAGGGAAATACACTGACTTGCTTAAACTCGCTGCTGAAAACGGAATATGTAAAGAAACATTTTATAACCGATTGAACGGCGGATGGAGTCGTCATGATGCTGCAACAAAACCTGTTAAAAGAAGAAACAAATTAGCGGCTAAATGGCTAGAAATTGCTAAACAGAATGGGGTTGGTTACCAAACATTCATGTCCAGGATTAACACTCGCAAGTGGGATGCAAAAAAGGCAGCCACAACTCCAACGATTAGGACAGGGCGGAATTGCTCAGTAAAGGTTAAGGAGGAATCATGGTGAATTGTTATGGACCTGTTATAACCGATGAAGATTACGAGAAAGCAGCGGAGAGAGGCATAACGAAAACAAATGTTTACCAACGAGTTCATACGTATGGATGGAGCATTGAACGAGCGATAACAGAACCGCTAAGAAGTAAAGGGAATCCAGGTAAGCACAGCAAGATGCTAATTATTGCCGAGTCTTTAGGGATTAGCGCATCAACATATTTTAGAAGATTGAGAAATGGTATGACGCCAAAAGATGCGGCAATGAAGCCTAAAGGACACACTACCCATCTAGAGCTTGCAAGGGAAAATGGTATCAATGATATTTGCTTCTATAAAAGAGTGGAAAGAGGAATGCAACCTTATTTAGCAGCAACGAAGCCAATGGCTAAAAGAACAAGGAGAAAGAAACAGATAAGCTAGGAGGAAATATGGATAGGAAACAAGTTTTCATCGACGTCTTATTACATAAAGGGATCTACAAGGAAGAAGAGACAGGACGTCAGCTTTATGAAATGAGTGAGCAAGAATTGTTCAAATTGATAAAAGGAGCTGGAAGTTATGAGAGAAGCGATTGAAGAGTATATTGAACAGTTACAGTTATCAGCAGTGGAAAATAGAAAGAGAGCAGACAAGGCTTATGATGATGAGGATTTAGGACTTGCTGGGTATTACAAAGGGCAATGGATCGCGAATGAGGAAACGGCAGTTAAATTAAAGGTTATCTTATCTAAATACAAGGAGGAAGAACAATGAAATATACAGAGCATGGAACTTACGAGGTAACTCAACTGTTAACTGAAGCAAAGGAGAATGAAGAGAATGGCAACTAAGATCATTGTTTATACGAAAAATAATTGTCCTAACTGTATGCATGTGAAATTTGGATTAAAAGCAGCAGAGGTGGAATTCGAAGAGAGAAACATAGAAGAAAAAGAAGAATACAGAAAAGAGTTTGATACTTACGGATATAGCGCGGCACCAGTAACGGTATTTCCAAGCGGAAATGTACTTGCAGGATTCGAAAGGAAAGAATTTGAGGATGAATTGGGATTCTAGGAGGGATCGCATGAAGAAAGAAACCAAAATACAGCTGGAAGGTGAGCTTGAAACAGTAGAAAACGAGATTTACAGAAAGCAATATCATTTGAACGGATTAAATAGCGAAAAACGGAAGACAGAGAAGTCTTTGGAAGAGTTGAAGAGCCGGAGAGAAGAATTGAAAAGTTACTTATAAGGGGAGGAAAGTATGACATTTAGTCTAGGGTGCAGATATTACGAGTGGAGATTCGGTGCTTATATAGATTTTAAGAAAACGTGTATGGAAGTTAATGTAGGACCATTTTATTTCAGAATTACAGTAGGAGGAACGAATGAATGAATTTAAGAGTGAAGATTAAGAGAGTAAGAGATGTGGAGTTGCCGAAATATGCAAAGCCAGGAGATTCAGGATTTGATGTTGTAGCAGCAGAAGACACGGTTATATGGCCAGGAGAAACAAAGGTTGCGCCGACTGGATTAGCTTTCGAGATTCCACCAGAATATGAATTGCAAGTACGCCCGCGTAGCGGTATGACGCGTAATACAAAGTTAAGAGTTGTTCTTGGAACGGTGGATAGTGGATACCGTGGAGAAGTTGGGGTGCTAGTTGATAATACTGAAATACCTAAAGTAGCCAATATGCAAGCGCATGTAATCGAAAAGGGAACTCGCATCGCTCAAGGCGTCATAGCGCCAGTAGAAACGGCTCATTTTGTTGAGGTAGACGAGCTATCAGATAGCGAGCGTGGAAAAGGTGGGTTCGGATCAACAGGAGTAAAGTAAGACAAAATTTGAATTTTGTACAAAAACGGAGGGGAATGGATATGGAAATATCAACTTATAAAGTTAACGATGGTGGTTTTGAGAAAGGTAAAGTTGTGATAACTACAGCAACGCACGAAATCGCAATAAACACCGAGCATGAAGGTGACATGTATTATTTAGCTTCTGTTTTTGAGGATTTGTTAGAAAGCGTAGAAGTTGTGAATATTAAACATGTTCATAAAGATTTAGATAGTTTGTTAGATAGAACGAAAGAAGTATTCGTAGGTGCCTTTGTAAACAGAAACAACGAATTGATATTCGACAGACGTTCTAACCTTTATTTTAGATTGGATGATGTAGAAACGGTGTTAGACTTCAAGTGCAAAATGATGGCGTGGTTATCAAGACCGATTACCAAGAGCTTGAGTGACTACAAAGCGAGAATCATTTTACAAAGATTCAACGAGTTGTTAGGGACAAACTTCAGTAGAGCTGACATGGAACTTATTTACGACAGGTTAGGGAATGGAGTCGCTAAGCCATTATGCATCGAATTTATTGAATCGAATTATGATCTATCACTATTAAAAAGATAAAGGGGGAATGGGAAATGAAAAAGGATATTCAATTTTTAAAGGAACTGCAGCAGGAATTAAAAACACAAGAAACTGACGGGAACGCATCACCACGATTTTGGGTTATTAAGGATTATCGGATTGTACCAGGGAACGAGAAATACGACAGTGGTTACGAGGAACGGTTCTTTAATGACGGAGATCATGTTGCTTTTCCTGAGTTTAGTAATTTGAAAGAGTTTTTAGAAGAGTACTTTGAGGAGAAAATTGAGGGCGATAAAGAATTACAAGAGCTTATCAATGATAAAAGTGAAAACTTCGATGAGCTTTGGGAGTATATAGAAGCCAATTTAAACAGTGATGGATTCTTTGATACAACTTTTGTGAAAGAGGAAGGATTCATAGTACCTGACACTATGTTCCTAACGAAAGAAGAAGCGAAACGTCATTTGGAACTAAATAATTATCACTACACTTCAAAAGCTCATACATACGCTATGACGGCTTGGAGAGCACCAAAAGTGGAACGATTGTTGAATATATTAGAAACATTTGATTGGGAGTCAATTAGTACAAAATAGTTATTTTGGAGAAGAAAGTTGGCCAACATTTATTAGATCCAAAACACTGTAATAACAGTAAAGGTGGAATGAAGGATGGAAAGTAAAGAGTACAAAAAAGGTTATTTAGAAGGACAGTTGGACGAAGCGGAAACTGCATATCACAATTTGGCTTCAATCCTTAGCCATATTAATGAAGAACCATCAGATTTCGCTAATGAATATTTGGATGAATTAGCAAAATTTTTAACAAAACATGGTCGTTTGTAATTTATAACAAAATTCTTATTTTGTGGAAGGGAAGAAATATTATGAAGTTCGGGGTATTGAAAATTGAGGATGTCTTAAAAGTATCAACTCAAAGCGAATTGGCAGTTCTGGATGGTATTGTTCGAAAAATAGGGATTATGAGAAAAGAAGAAGATCGGAACCCAGATCCTAAATATTATGTGGTTAATCAAGATGAACCGTATGCAGAAGAAGTTCTAAACATTATAAAAAAGCACGAAGGTGAAATATAACAAAATCTTTATTTTGGAGAAAAGGTGAATTGATATTGCAACTAATAAACCTATTTTTAAAGTTTCCTTTTAGGATGAAATGTAGAAAGAAAGGACACGTTCTTAGCTATCGAAAAGGGCATTGGGGATGTGTTAGATGTGGAATTAGAAGTAAGGATAATTATAAGAGTTTAAAAGAAAAAGGAATGTTATATAAACCTAAAAACTAAAAAAAAACTAGAAAGGTGGAGTAATTATGATAAACAAAATTCATAACATGGATTGCTTGGAAGGAATGAAACTACTACCTGATGATTATGTAGATTTAACAGTTACATCTCCACCTTACGATGATCTTCGTGCTTACAATGGTTACTCCTTTGATTTTGAAAATATAGCAAAAGAATTGTATAGGGTAACAAAACAAGGCGGAATTGTCGTTTGGATTGTAGGTGACAGAACAAGTAACGGATCCGAGACAGGTACAAGTTTTAAACAAGCATTATATTTTAAAGAAATTGGATTTAATCTTCACGATACGATGATATACGAAAAAGATAGTATTAGCTTTCCTGATTCAAATAGATATTATCAAATATTTGAGTATATGTTTGTCTTCTCTAAAGGCAAGCCTAAGACGACAAATTTAATATCTGACAGGGCTAATAAATGGGCCGATGGCAAAAAGCGCATTAAAGGAAGAGAGCGTCAAAGTGACGGTACATTGTTAGGTAGGAGAAAAGGAAACCTTATTAAGCCATATGGAGTACGATTCAATATATGGCGAGTAGCAACAGGGAAAAATAAAAGTACCAAAGATGATATTGCATACAATCATCCAGCAATATTCCCTGAAAAAATAGCTAATGATCACATAGTTTCTTGGTCAAATGAAGGAGACATAGTTATGGATCCGTTTATGGGAAGTGGAACTGTTGCAAAGATGGCGATTTTAAATAATCGGAACTATATGGGGTTTGAAATATCAGAAGAATATTGTAATGAAATTATAAAACCAAGACTTGAAGAAATAGAAAAGCAACTAGTGTTTTTATAATAAAAACTTCATTTTAATAGAAAAGGAGAATGAAAAATGAATACAGTGACTATTAAATTTGGTCAAGGTACACCAGCTTGGGAAGACATGACAGAAATAGTTAAATTCTTAGGGAAACGTGGATATGCAATTGAACCTGAAGAAGAAATCGGAACGGTAAAATTAATTAAAGAAATTAAAGAAGAAACTGAAGTACGTCATGTAAGCAAGTTAAAAGTTGGAGATAAAGTGGTATGGGAAGACGAAGTTCAAACGATTAATTTTATTAAAAAAAATGAATATGACGACTATGATATTCAAATTGGCAGCTTTTACGATACATTCTGTGGTTCATCTGAGTTTGAAGTAATCGAGTAGAAAACTAAACAAAAATTTCATTTTGTAGAAAAGAGGAATGGATATGGATATAGGTATGAATGACCAAACTGTAATCGTTAGTATTCCACCAGTAGAAGAGTGGCCGTTAAAACAACTCAAATCGGTTTGCAGACATAATAAAATAAAAGGTTACACAAAAATGGATCGTGAACAGCTAGTGCAACATGTAAAAGAAATAATTAAGAGCATGAAGCCTATTAAAGAGGGGGAATTGATATGAAATACGGAGTTTATTTAGGCGGAGAAGTAATGGAAACCCATAATGATTATTTTAAGGCGTGTGAAGAGGCGCAACAGTTAACAAGAGATACGGGTGCAGTTCATTGGGCTATGCCAATTAAAGAAGAAGCTAAGTGGGATGAGCAAAGAGTTAAAGCGTACATTGGATATGTAGAAAATAGCGAAAAGAAAATAATGAAGTTAGAAAGTGATTATATAAATGCGCAGAAAGAACTTCGAGGGATTTTAGAGCGTATTGAGAGTGAGAAGAGAAGCAAGGAGAACTCACAAAAAGAATTGTACGTTCACGGCGGTTGGATGTTATATGACGGTGAATGGGTTGAAGTGGACAAGCAATAAAAAAGCAGCTAGCAAAAGCTAACTGCTCATCTCCAAGGGGGAACAAGGAGAAAGTAACTTAATGGGTTGTCTACAGTATTGACGGAATATTGAGTTTTATTCAAGGGAGGAAGAGGAAAATGAGAGAAATCAAGTTTCGCGCATGGGTGTTACAAGATGAAGTTGATGGTGAATATATAGCAGCAGAATATATGGAGGATGATGTGGAATCATTCCATGATCCATTGTATGAACACAAGCAAGGTAATATCGTTTTAATGCAGTTCATTGAGCAAAAGGATTCAGACGGAAATGAAATATACGAGGGAGATGTAGTTACCTGGTATAACCCGATGATTGAAACAGGAGAAAAAATGACAGGCGTTGTTGTATACGATACAAAACAGGCTACATACAAGAAATGTCCTATCAATCTTTATAAAGCCAATGCAGGTGATGGAGGATATACAGGATTTGAGTTTAGATGGTACGACAATGTAAAAGTTTTAGGGAACATTTATGAAAATCCAGAGTTGTTACAAAACCAAACAAAATAATCCTTTTAATAGAAAGTGAGGTTAGGAAAATGGGAGTAAATGTAGAAGGTGCGAAATTCTTTTTAGAAACACCTGACGGAGAAAGAGTGGAAATAAAAGGTGGTGTTCAAGAAGTCAGTATTGATTCTGATAAGGTAGTTGATTCTGGTTTTGATTTTGGGAAAGAATACAGCGGTACTTTCGCCTATGAAGAACCACAAAATATAAAGGAACTGAGGGGGATGGGATTTTCAGATCGACAAGCCTGGAATATTCATTTACGTAAAGGCGAGAGCTGGAAAGACAATAAAAACCTTTTTGTAGAAAGCGAGGAATAACAATGGGACTAGGAAACAGAGGTATGGCTTTTGAAATGCTTATCAATCTAGCGAATGAAATGTATCAAAGAGGTGGAGTGGCGCTTATAAACAAGCGTCCGACTCCTGTAAAGGTGCTGAAGAGTAAGAATGGCCGTGTACTAAATGGATTCTATGAAGCTAAAAGTACAGTAGACTATGACGGTGTGTATAAAGGACGAGCTATCGCATTTGAAGCAAAATCTACAGAGAACCCTGGACGATTTGATTTAAAGAACATTGCGCAGCACCAATTAGATTACCTGGAGAAAGCAGAAAAGATGGGAGCGATATGTTTCTTCCTTATAGAGTTTAGTAAGGATAAATCAATATTCGTTGTACCGCTATCGGTCATTCAATCTTATGTAAGGATGTCTCATCAACCGAAGGGCAAGAAGTCTATACCGAGAGCAGACTTTGATATTTATGGGTACTTAGTAGAACAGACAGAGCGAGCGTCAGTGGATTACTTACAATACGTAGATGAAGCAGTAGCGCCAGTTATGTTTGATGGAATGATTCAAATTGATCAGGACCATAAGAAAGTAGCGAAGAACATTGAAGCAGCAAAAGAAAATATGGCCAACAAGAAACGTAAATTATTAAAGGCTTAATGGATAACGGAACCATGCAGAGTGGATGGTGGGGGCTACTCGCTATGCATGTTTCCCTTATTCAACAAAGAGATAGTAAAATTTCACGTACCTTACGTGATGTTAAAAAGACAAATTCAGAAATAGGGGGATTCCTTCATGGAGAGACAATTAACTTTATTACCGGCTGTTGATGATAAGAAAGTACAAAAGGAAGTAGTAAGTGTATTAAAGGAATACAGAGCACTCAAGATGCGTTTCAGCAATGATGTGGAGCAGGAAGGAATCAGTTTATTCCCTGAGTTACGTGATTCAAGGAATACGAGTAAATGGAAGGTGCAGCAGGTAGAGAAAGCACTTCACAATTTATTAGATGAAGATGAGCGGAATATCGTTGAGCGTAAGTTTCTGACGAACGAGAGAGTAAAGGATTCAGATGTTTATCATGATCTTCTACTGAAGAAGACATATTTCTATGAGAAGAAGCAGAGTGCGGTTAAATTGATTGCTACAGCACTTGGAATCATCTAAAAATAGCGAACAAAACGCGAACTTTTTGGGGGACTAAATAAAATGATAAAAATTATAAATTATATGTACAAGCCCTTTGACAAACGCATATCGAAGAGGATTAGTACACCTATAAGTGAAACGTTCTTATGCGAGAATGTCACGGTAACGTATACCGCATAGTAGGGCGGGCAAGGCGGTACGAACCCGCGTTAAGACGAAAAGACCAATTAAAACAAATGAAGACATATTCCAGTGTGGCGGGTGTGAGATAACTCGCATTCGTCACGCTGTTTCTAATTTGTATCTATCGTTCAACATAGAAGCCACCTTCTGCGTTGAAAATAGATATAAATCTATTATTCCTGTCATGTTGATTTCTACGAATGGGGGTGTTGCTCATGATTGAGTGAACTCGTTCTAGAAAATCTATATGTTTTGGATTAATACATTTTAAAAGATCTGCTGTATACGTAGTCTGATGATAGTTCATATAGTAATTACTCACGATTCTTACTACATGGGCGTGTAGTCAGGGTGTAAAGAGACTAGTCACCTCTTTACTACAGCCAATATACATCCTATCGTGTTTAATCCCCTTTTCACGATACATCCCCTATATTGGTTGTAGTAAGGCGGTGGAAAAAGGCAATACCGTCTTGATGTGAATATAAAGATTGATTCCCTTTATATTCGACAATATTTATATCTCATCTGTCACGGGACGAAATATAATAAAAACGGTTTGTGAAGGACATGCGACAGCCGAAGTATTGACCGACTCTACGGAGTATAAACGAGAGAGTCCCTAGCTCTCTTTGAACCGATGACAGCTCTTACGCATGGAGCAAACTACTGAACGTCGTCGGTTGAAAGAGGTTATGGATACCTCGCGAAATATAAAGAGCATACTCTTGCTCTTCTCTAAGTCACCGAACACAGGGCGTGTAGCCATTTTAGTTGATGCGGTGGCTTGGAGAAGGTTGAGATTGCTCAGCCTTAATCTAAGAGAAACTTATGCCATTTGTTTTCTCTCTTTTCTCCCATCCCCTTGAAAGCTGTCACTTCGGTGATGGCTTTTATTTGTTATAATAGAAACAAGAGGTGATGAGATGTCTACATGGAATCCTGAATACAACCATAAACATAATGTAACTATTCAGCCGCATGGACATAATTTAGATTTAAGGGACTGTACTCCAAATGTCGATTTTGGAGATATGACACAAGAAGAAATAGATCAATTGCTTACTGCATCTATACTTTATATTAAATCTGGGAAAAGTAATAAAAAAAGAAGTAACGGATTACTGAATCAAATAAATAAAATTCTAAAGCGCTCATAATAGGGTGCTTTTTTCTTTGTTATATAGAAATTACACATTAAACAATAATGCGGTGGCGGAATAGGTAGACGCTATAAGGTTATTGGTGTGTAGGGTGAAACCTAACTGAAATTCCTGTAACTTACCGAATCATGACGGTAAAACCGAGACATTGGAAAAGTAGTTACATTGCAAGGTGCAAATCCTTGCCCGCATATAAAATTGAACAAAATGGACATTTGGTTAGGAGGATGAGTGATGGAGGAAAGAAAAATTAAGTTTAAAATTGTAATTGAAGGCGAGTGTACACCAGAAGAACAATCCAAAGTTAGAAAGATGTACGATTTCATTGAGGAATATGCTAAAGACCACGGATATAAAGCTACGAAAACAGCAGGAATTAAAGAGGTAATGGAAAGCGAAGAAAAGAATACTGTTGCTGTTAAAGTAGACGTTGATACAAAAGAAGCGAATAAAAATATTAATGAGTTAACTGCTGCAGCTAATGAGTGTGTAAAATCGTTCGAGAAGTTAGGTAAGGTTATGGAAAGGTTTGAAAAGAAACCTGTGCAGACATTCAATTTCAACCCGACGATTAAACCATTTACGAATCTTAGTGAGCTTAGTGAAGCGATATCAAAAGGAGCACGAGCATTAGGAAGGATAAACTAATAGCAATTATCGTAGGCGCTGCCCATGATCTGGGTTGCGTCTTGTTTGTTGTTAAGGAAAGATAAGCGCAAACGTGTTGCATTTAGGGAGAAGGAGTGAAGGGATGGCTTCCATTCAGGTAAAAGAAAAACGCGGTTTGTTATTTGATAAGTATATTGTATATAAGGGCAAACGATATAAGAAAGTTAAAGGATTTGTATCACAGGTTGGAGATATCACAAAGTGTCTTGAGAGTGGCAGATGGACAACAAAAGGAAAGTATTATGAAGTTGTACTTTGTCACAATGCTTTCAGAGGGATTATAGCAGATGATAATGAACCTATGGGGATTCATGATTCTTTCAGAGATTTCCAATATTACAGACCAGTTAAATAACAAAACAAACAAAAATAGAGGAGGGGGAAAATGGACTTAGAGTTATTTAAAGAGGAAGTTAATAAAAGAATGAGGGAAAAACATTACGGAATGCCACTCGATAAAGACGGATTGATAACTGTCATGTATGAATGCCTTGCGGTTTATAATGAGAACCGCGAAAAGGAAATATGTAAGTCCGTTGCAAAAGAGATGAGAACTGCACAAAAGTATAGATAGTTAACAAGGTGAAGTTTATGCAGGAAATAACGGTAATCAGGTGCTAAAAATGGCGATTTTAAGCCAATGTATAAAATAATGAATACCTATTATTCATTGACGATTAAGAAAACACTGATACCAAGGTATTTCCCATCTATCTTATTTACATAATGCAAGTTATCGGCAGTCATTCTGTGTATATTATTCATTTCCCTGCATAAATTAGTTTTCGTTATGGATTTTTAAAAATATGATTCTTTTGAGGTGATTTGATGCTGATCTATACAGTTGTGATGTGGGACCATGCAGATACAGATATTATGCTAGCAACCGCAGACAGAGAAGAAGCATTAAAAGAATTCGAATCATGTGTAGCATTCTCTTTGCAGGTTTGGGAAAAAGGTGAAGTTCTAATTGAAATGATAAATAGTGAAGGTGAATATTTCGCTGATGGTGGATTAGAAAGATATCCGGAAAAAGGGCAACAATTATTTAAAGAAATAGTAGATCAATTACAGTAGCTAACAAGCTGCTTTTTTATTTTGGAGGGGAAACAATGAAAGTGGTTAGAGAACATGATGGTAAGTATTATCTAACAGAGTACGATAATTATCATGGTTGGTGCGCAGTGGAGATAAGCTATGAAGCGTTCAAATTACTTGAACACATTGACTATTTAAATGATTTTCATAGTGTTGATTGGATAGATGATTAATATTAGAGGGATGAAAGGTGAGGAGTGAAATGACAATTGAGAAAGTTAAGCTTATAGAAAAGAAGATTGAAGAGGGAAAACTAAGTTTAAATGAAGCAAGAATCCTATTAGACTTAGAGCCTATTGAAGAAGAGAAATATGATCGATTGTTTGAGAAGGTGCATAACGAATCGTAATTACAAATTTATAGAAGAGATTATCGTGAGGTGGTTGATGTGGAAAAAATAGAGTTTGTTCATGTTAATGGTATACGCATTGAGGACTGGGTATTTGATGTCATAAAAATTGTTGAAAAAGAATTGCAAGTAAACGGCGGAGAGACGCTTTGCATAAAAAAACAAAGGGAACTATTAAGGAGTATTGCTGCGGAAGTCATTAAGGTTGGGACAACTGTTAATATGCCTTTGTTTCTAGATAATTTTGCTCATGATAATAACATAAGTGATCGCGCCGGTAAATGCGCAAAATGCGGAGAGCTTGTATTAAAGCCACATAGTAAATTTGAGGTTTGTGTTTGTAAGTGTGGAGAGCATTATCATGGCTAAAGAATATAGTCGGAAGTTCTATAAATCAACAGTATGGGAGAAATGCAGAGAGTCATACATTGCTACAACATTAGATGGTATGTGTGAGCATTGCAAAGAAGTACCAGGATATATCGTTGACCATATTGTTGAGATTACACCAGAGACTATAGACAATCCAGATATCACATTGAATCATGAGAACCTACAGTACTTGTGCTTACCTTGTCATAACACTAAGACGTTTGGTAAAGCGGTATTGATTAGAGAAGACGTAATGTTTGATGAGAATGGCGATTTGATTAGGAGGGATTGAGTTTAATGGTTAGACATTACTTAATCAATACATTAGTTAATTGGCGTGAGTGTATACGAAATAATGAAATGCAGAGAGCTTATAGATATACGAGAAGCATGTAAGGTATGTCAAAAGCAGAGGCGCTTAAGATGCTTGATGTGTTGCAATTAGATGACAGTGGTTACTTCCAATATGAATGGAGACATCCGGAGTTACGTGAGTTATTAGGACGATGGTAAGGAGTGAGGATAGTTGAGTAGAAACTTATACAATTATGAATGTCATAACTGTAAGAATTCCTTTAGAGCACATGTGTGTGTAGATGGTGTAGGACAATGCATGAAATGTGGACATGGTAGTGTGTATTTAAGATCTCAGTTAACTGGCGTTCGCATGGAAAAGATAGAGCATAAAGATGTATTAGAAGTTCTATCTAAGTTTTCAACAAAGGAACTGATTGAAGCATTAAAACTAAAGGAAGACGTGCAGATTGCAGAGACTAATGAAGATACGTATACAGTATGTATGGATTTAATGGAAGTAAAGAAACATGTGTTAGTAATTAATAACTGTGATCCTCAAGTAGTGGAACAACGAAGAAGAGTTTTGGATGCTGAAATGATTCGCTTTGCTGGCGGTTGTGAATGAGTGCATTCTTACACAATACAATTGGTGTAAATGATGCTGCGATTATTCTTAATGTATCTCCTGGTCATGTAAAGAATTTGTGTGCAGAAGGAAAGATTGTAGC